CTAAAATTCTCACATCTCCAATTCAGCTTTTGAGGTTCTATGCCACGACCACGCACGCCCGAGGCGAAAGCCAGGGCGACTGGCGCGGCGCTCATTCACGCCGGCCGCTACAAAGATCGCAAGGCTCCGAAAGCTTATCCGTTGGGTAAGGCTCCAGATTTCCTGACTGGGAATGCCTTGGTCGCATGGGAAGGATTTAAGCGGGAGTTGCCTTGGCTGACAGAAGGGCATCGTGCCTTGGTTGAGGTGGCATCGAACCTTCGCGGCCGACTGATTGACGGGGGTGAGGTGGGGATCAGCGCACTGAACCTCCTTCAAGTCTGCCTGTCGAAACTTGGTGCGACCCCAACCGACGAAACCAAATTGAGCTTACCGGATGATGGCGACCAAGCCGATTCCATGTTCGACGCCTGACCGGGCTGAAGAATATGCCCGGATGGTGGTTGCTGGCGATATTGTCGCTGGCCCGCACGTCCGTAACGCCTGCCGTCGACACCTGGATGATCTTGAGAAGGGCCATCTGCGCGGTCTAAGATTTGATGAAGGCGAAGCCGCTAAGGCTTACGAGTTTTTTGAGACCAAGCTTCACCTGAGCGAAGGGCAGTTTGAGGGCAGGCCATTTCAGCTGGACCCAGCCCAGGCATTCATCGTCGGGTCTCTTTTCGGCTGGAAGCGTGAAGATGGATTTCGGCGCTTTCGCCGGGCCTATGTCGAACAAGGGAAGGGAAACGGCAAGTCACCGCTGGCTGGCGGCATAGGGCTGAAAATGCTCGCCGCGGACAAGGAGCCGGGCGCTGAGATTTACGCGGCCGGCGCGACTAAAGACCAGGCTGCGATCCTCTTTCGCGATGCGGTAAAAATGCGGAACCAGTCGCCGGAGCTCAAAAGCCGGCTGCGAACCAGCGGAGGGCCTGGCCGCGAATATAATCTGGCGTTTCTCCAGACCGGCTCGTTTTTTCGCCCGATTAGTCGAGAAGCCAAAAAGACGGGCTCGGGACCGCGGCCTCACGGGGCCTTATGCGACGAGGTTCACGAGCATCCCGATCGCGGCGTGATGGAGATGCTGGAACGCGGCTTCAAGTTCCGCCGGCAACCCCTGCTTTTCATGATTACCAACAGCGGTTCGGATCGCAATTCGATTTGCTGGGAAGAGCATGAGCACGCGGTCAAGGTCGCGGCAGGGAATCTGAACGCCAAGGAAGGGGATGCTTTCTATCTAGGCGAGGTCGTTGACGACACGACCTTTTCCTATGTTTGTGCATTGGACCCAGGCGACGATCCGCTTGAGGATCAGTCATGTTGGGTCAAGGCCAATCCCCTTCTGGGGGTGACGATCACCGAGGAATATTTGGCTGGCGTCGTGGCCCAGGCCAAATCAATGCCCGGCAAGCTTAACGGGATTCTTCGGCTCCATTTCTGCGTCTGGACCGACGCTGAGACCGCGTGGATGACGCGCGAAACGCTTGAGCCATGTATCGTCGATTTTGAGCCGCTGGACGAGCATACGAAGAAGAAAGTGTTTCTTGGCGCTGATCTTAGCCAAGTGAAAGATCTGACCGCTCTCGCATATTGCGTCCAGTCGGGAACGGTTGAGGACGGCCAGCACAAGGGCAAGCCGATTTACGATGCATGGGTCCAGGCGTGGACCCCGCGCGACACAATGGCCGAGCGGGCGAAAGTCGATAAGCTGCCTTACGGTGACTGGGTTAAGCAGGGGTTTTTGAACGCGCCTAAGGGTCGGACGATCAGCTACCGGCATGTGGCTCAAGCGCTAGCCGAGGCGCAGCACGATTACGAAGTCGAGTGCCTGGCCTACGATAGATATGCGTTTGCGCGGATGCTTGAGCCGGAAATGAACGAGCTCGGCCTGGACATCGAATGCGTTGAGCACCCCCAAGGCGGAATCAAAAAGGGCAAGCCCACCGAGGCCATGAAAAGGGCGGCAAAGGACGCCGGCCGAGAAGCTGAGGGCCTGTGGATGCCGATGAGTGTCCGCCACGTCGAGCAGCTGATCCTCGAAGGCCGATTGCGGATACAGAAGAACCCGGTGACGATCTCGGCGATGATGTCAGCCGTCACCGACGAGGACCGCTGGGGCAATTACTGGCTCGCCAAGGAGCGGGCGACGAACAAGATCGACGCAGCCATTGCCCTAGTCATGGCCGTTGGCGCGGCGGCAGCGTTCGAAGGTGCCCGCGCTTCCTATGAAATGCTAATCGTCTGAGGAGGCGAACGATGAACAATCGCGCCTATTCCGTTCTCTCGGTCAAATCGATCGACGAGGACAAGCGCATCATTCGCGGCGTCGCCACCACTCCGGCCGTGGATCGGGTCGGCGACATCATCGATCCGATGGGCGTCAAATTCGAGAACCCTCTTCCCCTCCTATGGCAGCACGAGCATGACAAGCCCATCGGCTCGGTCAAGTTCAGCAAGCCGACCAAGGACGGGATTGAGTTCGAAGCCGAGATCGCCGACACGAACGAGCCGGGGACGCTCAAGGACCGGCTCGACGAAGCTTGGCAGTCGATCAAGATTGGCCTGGTCCGCGCGGTCAGCATTGGCTTCCGCGCGATTGAGTGGGCCTTCATGGAGGGCACCGGAGGAATCCGGTTTACCGAGACCGAGGTCTATGAGCTTTCGGCGGTCACGATCCCAGCCAACGCCGAAGCCCTGATCACAGAAATTAAGAAATTTGGCGGCGATGAAGCCGTCATGCGTGCCATCAAGGCAGTGGACCGAGAAGTCCGCCATGAGCACGGCATCCCCGATCCAGAAATTCCAGCAGCCCCGGAACCTGCCGCGACCGGCAAATCAGTCCGCGTGGTGAAGCTGGACACTCCCGCCCGCGACCGGGCTTTCGTCATTCGCAGGATTCATCCCGCGAACAAGTAGCCCAACAGCGGAGGCCACGCCGTGAGGCGTCGCGTCCCAGTGCCCCTTCGGGGGCCAGAAGGAACCCACAATGAGCAATTATGCAGAGCAGATCGCTGCTTTCACTGAGCAGCGGGCGGCGAAGGCGGCTGCCCAGAAGACCATCATGGACGAATCCGCGGACAAGGGCGAAACGCTCGACGCCGATCAGCAGGAGGAGTTCGATAACCTTCAGACCGAGATTGAGGCGATCGACGGCCACCTGAAGCGTCTCAACCTGGTCGAGAAGGCGGCCGGCGAGAAGGCCGTTCCGGTTCAGGGCGGCAGCTCGAAAGAGGGCTCCGAGAACCGCGAAGGCAAGATCGTCGTGAAGACGCAGCCCAAGCTGGAGCCGGGCATCGAGTTGTCCCGTCTCGTCAAGGCGCTCGGCCAGGCCAACGGGGATATGGGCCGCGCGGTGCGCATCGCCGAATCCCGTTACGGCGAGGACAGCAACGCTGTCGGTTCTCTCAAGCGCATGTACGAGCGCGGCCAGAACCGCCTGGAGTGGGAAGGCCGCGAGAAGGGCAATGTCGTTGCCGGTTCAACCATCGCCGGCACATGGGCGGCCGACCTGGTGCTCGATGAGGGCGGCGCGTTTGCCGACTTCGCAGAGTATCTTCGCCCTGCCACGATCGTCGGGCGGATTCCGGGTCTTCGCCAGATTCCGTTCCGGACTGCACTGGGCATTTCGACCAGCGGCGGCGCCGGTTACTGGGTCGGTGAAGGTCTTGCGAAGCCACTGACCTCGTTCAACTTCGATAAGACGTTCCTTGAACCTCTGAAGTGCGCCAACATCGCGGTCCTGACCGAAGAGTTGCTGATGAGCAACGCAACGTCGGCCGAGACGCTGGTTCGCGACGAGCTCCGGAATGCTCTCGTTGAACTGATCGACGTGGCGTTCATCGATCCGACCAACGGCGGTTCGGCTAATGTGAAGCCAGCCTCGGTTGCCAACGGTGCGATCTCGATCGCTGCCAGCGGGACGGGCGATGCGGACGACATCCGTTTGGACATCCGGAATCTTCTCCAGGTGTTCGTCAACAACAACATGGAAGGCACGGCCCCGGTCCTGATCATGCGGACTGGCACGGCTCTGGGCGCGTCGTTCACGATCAACGCTCTCGGCCAGCCGGAATTTCCGAACGTCAACATGAACGGAGGTTCGATCCAGGGCATCAACGTGATCACGTCGCAGAACGTGCCGTCGGGTGTCGTGGTGGCTCTCCAGCCCAGCGAAATCTACTTTGCTGACGAGGGCGGGTTCATGATCGACGTGAGCCGCGAGGCTTCGTTGCTGATGACCACGGATGCCAACTCCAACCACAACTCGGTCACGCCGACGACTTCGCAGGTGGTGTCGATGTTCCAGACCAACAGCGTTGCGTTCCGCTGCGAGCGCATCCTGAACTGGGCGCGTCGTCGGTCGAATGCGGCGGTCTATTTGACCGGTGCTGCGTGGGGTGGAGCGACCAACACCTAAGACGACTTGGGGCCGACCGTTCCTTCCCTCGGCCGGCCCCATTTTCCAAGGAGTGAGGCATGGCGACGAAGACTTTCTACGCCACCGGCGACATGAGAGACCCAACCTATCGGACAAGAATGCTGAAGGCTGGCGATCCCGTGCAGCTGGACGGCCCGACTGCGCGCATCTTTAATGCGCTGGGCAAGATCACCGACCGGAAGCCGCGCGTGCCCAAGAACACGATCGACGAAGAGGTTGTGCCTGCCCCGATCAAAGCCCCCCGCAAGCGCCGCGCAAGGAAGTGACCGGCAGCCTCGCCTTTCGGAAGAACGAATCTTCCATCAGGTCAGGCGCTGTCCCAGACAAGTTTTTGCGGCTCCTGCCGTACATTCCCCGGGGGCGCATCCTGGAGGTGGGATCGGCTGAAGGCGTTCTAGCTTTGTTGCTTGCCAAGCGAGGCGACCAGGTGACGGCCCTTGAGAAATCCGCCGAGCGGCATGACGTTGCCCAGCAGCTTTATTCAGAGTGGCTGGCACGCGAAGAGGGTTTCACCCCTCCGCAATTCGTGAACGGCAGCATCCAAGATAATCTGGGCCTTCTGGACAACAAGGACACGTTCGTCGCGATCCGGGCGATTTATTATTTCGGGGTCTATCTGGATTCGGTGTTCGCCGAGGTAGCCCGGAAAGTCCAGAACGTCGTGCTGTGCGGCAACCGGAACCGGGCCGAAAGATGGAGGCAGGGCAATCCCGATCCTCCGTTAGGAGATATGAACCGCTACGCCACGCGGGAGGGCATGGTCTCGCTGCTTGAGAAGCATGGCTTCCGCATCGTCTCCGAAGTGAGGGAAGGCGACGAGATTGTTGTGGGTCGCCGCGACTGACATTCGTTTCAAGATCAGCCCGCACGACGACCTGAGAGGCGATTGCGACGGCGACTGGGATTTGGAGCGCCGGTTTCCTCTTGCGGACGCCGTAAAGCATCGCTCGATTGTCCAGCGCTATTCCGAAGGCAGGGACTGGGAAGAAACCGACCTCTTTCGTGAGGTTTACAGCCAGCGCATCTTAACCGAGCCGATCCGCGGCGAAGCGACGATGAAGGGACTGATCGACCAATATTGCGGCCGGGTCGACGGCATGTTCGCCGATCTCAAGCGCAACGGGTTCAGGGCCAACCAGCCGTTGCCGAAATTCCTGGTGGGCAGGGATCAGGTCTTCATCGGGAACCAGGGGAACCACCGCCTAGCGATGGCGCAGATTCTCGGGATCGAAATAGCAGGGGAAGTGATTTGCAGGCATCGGTGCTCGATCGCAGCGTGACGGGTGTTCCGCCTATTCCAGCGATGACAACCGATGCCGAGCGGGAATGCTATTATTGGCTGGCAAAAGAAGCCAAAGGCGCCGTAATCGAGTTCGGGGCGTGGCTCGGAGCATCGACCGCCTATCTGGCAGCCGCGATGCGCGATTCCGGCGGGGGCAAGGTTCACACGTTCGACAAGTTCCTTTCCAAGAAGGGGCACATCTATAAGGTCGAGGAGCATTACCAGAAGCGGGGGATGGACCTTTCGGAAGCTCCGATCGGCGATGCCTTCGAAGCGTTCAGGAATTACCTCGGGCCGCTGATGGAGTTCGTCGAGCCGCACAAGGGCGAGATCGCGAACGCTAAATGGGACGGCAGCCCGATTGCATTGATCGTGAACGATGCGCCAAAGCGCATTCCGGCCATTTCGGGGATGCTGACCAATTTTCGCAGCGGCATTCGCGAAGGTACGGTGATGGCGTGGCAGGATTTCTGCCACTTCCCGTCATACGAAATCCCGGCGTGCCTTTATCGGTTGCGCGACCATTTCGAGTTCGTCGAGGCAGTGTATCCGGGTTCAACGATGGTCTTCAGGGTGACCTATGTCTGGAAGGCGCATGAAGCAGCGCAATCCAATCTCGACTTGGGGACATGGACTCCGGAAGAGATCGCCCAGGCTTGGGATTACTGGCTGGGATCGGTTCATCCGGCGAAACGCCAAGTCTTCCGCTGCGGCCAAGCGATGTTCCTGTGCGACATCGGATATCCGACAGAGGCCATCGAAATTCTGAAAACTGTCATCGCGACCAACGACAAGGCGGCGATCAAGAAGTGGCGGTATCTTCGCGAGCGTCGGGGGGATTTCGTGGTGCGCTACGCTCCCTTGTTCCAGTATCTCGCGAGTGAAGACGTTTGCTGACGGTCCTGACGTGGCTGTGGTCACAGCCAGGCGGAAGAACGAAATTCACCGCGCAGCACGTCAACATCTGGGCGAGCATGATCCGCAAGCATCTCAAGATGCCGCACCGGATAGCCTGCGTCACCGACACGCCGAGAGGCATCGACAAGAGCATCGCGATCATCAAGCCGCCGGGCGGGTTCGAGGACATCACCCCGAAATGGGGACCGTCCAAGCCTAATTGCTACCGGCGCCTGTCGATGTTCCGCAGAGACGCGGCCGAGATATTCGGCGAGCGGTTCGTGTGCATGGACTTGGATTGCGTGATCGGTGGCCAGTTGGACCCGTTGTTCGACCGTCCGGATGACCTGGTGCTGTTCAAGGGCACCGCCCAAGGCCGACCGTACAACGGTTCGATGATGCTCATTCGGGCCGGTTGCCGGCCGCAGGCTTACGAGAAGTTCGACCAAAGAGGCGCCAATATCTCGGGCGATATTTTCGTGGGGTCTGACCAGGCATGGCTGGCCTTCGTTCTCGGGCGAAAAGAGAAGGTCTGGGACGAGCGCGATGGCGTCTATTGGTACGGCGGCGTCCACTACAAGGTCCGTGACAATTCGACACCGCCACGGCTCCTGTTCTTTCCGGGAAAGCTGAAGCCGTGGGACTTGGCCAAGATCAGGCTCGATCCATTCGTGACCGCTAATTACAGGGAGGCCGCTTAGTGGAAATTCTCGGCCTTTCGATCACGCGGGCGCAAAAGACGCTCTCGCCACCTGATGGGCGGGGCGGATGGTGGCCCATCATTCGCGAGCCCTTTGCTGGCGCATGGCAGCGCAATGAAGAACTCAACGTCGATTCTCAGTTGGCGTTCTTCGCGGTTTTCGCGTGTCGCACGCTCATCAGCAGCGACGTTTCGAAGAACCGGATCAGGCTGGTCGCACAAAACGGATCGATCTGGCAGGAAACGACCAACCCGGCATTCTCTCCGGTACTCCGCAAGCCCAACGAGTTTCAGAACCGCATCCAGTTTTTCGAGAATTGGGTCGGGTCAAAGCTGGACCGCGGCAACGCATACATCCTGAAGCGGCGAGATGGGCGCGGTGTCGTGGTAGCGTTGTACGTTCTCAATCCTGACCGCGTGCAGCCGCTCGTTTCTGATGATGGTCAGGTCTTCTATCGCCTCTCCAAGGATAACCTCTCCGGCCAGGAAGAGGACAGCGTAGTCGTTCCGGCCCGCGAAATCATTCACGACCGCTTCAACTGCTTGTTTCATCCTCTAGTGGGTATCTCGCCGCTCTATGCCGCCGCCTTGGGAGCGACGCAGGGAACCAGCATCCAAAGGTCAATGGCGCGGCTGGCTGCGAATGGTGTCCGTCCCGGCGGCATCCTGACCGCTCCAGGCAAGATCGATGCGGAGAACGCCAAGCGGCTGAAAGAGACTTGGGAGACGCAATACGCCGGGTCACAGGGCGCGGGGAAGATCGCGATCCTTGGTGACGGGCTCAAGTTTGAATCGCTGACGATGAAGGCGGAAGACGCCCAGCTGATCGAGCAGCTGAAGTTCACGGCCGAGATGATCTGCTCGGTCTACCACGTCCCGCCGTACAAGATCGGGGTCGGCCCGCTGCCGAGCTACAACAACGTCCAAGCGCTCAACGTCGAGTATTTCAGCCAGTGCCTCCAGAAGCACATTGAGGACATCGAGCTCTGCCTGGATGAGGGCCTGGGGATCGGCGAGGGTGTCGTCACCAACGGGCAGACCTACGGCACTGAGTTCGATGTCGACAACCTGCTCCGGATGGACAGTATCACCCAGATGGATGTGCTGGAAAAGTCCAAGGGCAAGCTGACCGTCAACGAGCAGCGCGCGAAGCTTAGTGTGCCACCGACCACAGGCGGCGATACGGTCTATCTCCAGGAACAGGATCATAGCCTCGAATGGCTGTCTCGGCGCGATGCCGAGCCGATTGCGGCCCCCGCGCCTCCGCCTGATCCGACAGCGAACGACAAGGCGATGGCCGCGATGATCGAGAAGCAGTGGGAGGCGAGCCTTGCAGCCTGACTTTGAGAAGACCGCTGCCGCGATGATCGCAGGGGCACAGAAGGCTATCACTATGGCCTTGGCGCCTGTTCTGGAGCGCATCGAAACGCTGGAAAATCGCACTCCTGAAAAAGGGGATCGCGGCGAAAAGGGCGATCCTGGCGAAAGCATCAAGGGGGACACGGGGGTCGGTGTTGCCGGTGCCCTGATCGATCGGTCTGGAGTGCTTGTCCTGACGCTTTCGGACGGGACCACGCGCGATCTGGGTGTCGTCGTCGGGAAAGATGGGGTTGATGGCAAGGATGGCGTTGACGGTCTTCCGGGCGAGCCGGGGAAAGACGCGATTGTCGCCGAGGAATCCAGCCTGACCGATGAAGAGACTGCCGACTTGGTTGCTGCGGCGCTTCGCAAGGAACTGGGTGAATTGGATCTGATCGTTCTTCCCGAGTTGGTCCAGACGCCAGCGAAAGCGACGGTTCCTCCGGTCCATGTGACGGTCGAAAACCACCTTCCCAAGCGGGGGATCGAGAAGACCGTCGTGACCAAGCACGACGAGCGCGGCCGCGTGCTGGAATTTGAGCGTCGCGAGATATGAACTACGCCCCCGATGTGAAGGACCGCCGCCTTCAGGTGGTGGTTGACGCCATTGGTGCAGACGGCCTGCTTAAGATCGGCACTGCCGAAATGGACACGCTGCTGAGCGTGGTCCGGCTTAGCACGCCAGCATTCAAGGTCGGCGGCGGGGAGATGAACCTCGTCGGCCAAGCCAATATCGATCCCAGGGCCAGAGCATCGGGCAAGGCGAGAGCAGCGCAGATCACGACCGCTTCTGGAAAGGTCGTGGTCGATGGTTTGTCGGTTGGCGCGACCGACGCCGAGATCATCCTGACCTCCGATGAAATCCGTGAGGGCCAGGAAGTCAGCATCGCATCCGGAACAATAGTCCACGCCTAGAAGGAACAGAATGTGAGCAAGGTCCACACGACCAAGGGTCTGATCGATCGCGAAAAGCTCGTGGTCAAAGACATCGTAACCGACGAGCCGAACGCGCGCGTCGTCGCGACCGAATGGCACCTCGACGGTGAACTCGTGCGCCGCGATGTCGCGGTATCCATCCTAAGCGGGCACGCGCTCGCTGGCGAGCAGGCGGAGCTTTAACAATGGCGAACACACAGGCAATCTGCGACAGCTTTCGAGTCGACCTTCTCAACGGCGGCCACGCCTTCGGCGCGCAGCCGGCCAACGGCACGCGCACCGTCACGACCAAGGACGTGTTCAAGGCGGCTCTGTATCTGGCGACTGCGACGAAGGATCGCACAACTACGGTCTACAACACTACCGGGGAGCTCGCCGGCACCGGCAACTATACGCAGGGCGGCGTCACGGTCACAAATGCCACAGCTCCGGCGAACACTGGCGGCACCGGGATTGTCGCGTTCTGGACGCCTTCGGCTTCGCTGTCGTGGACCAACCTGACGAGCTCGGGCGCGTTCGATGCGATGCTGCTCTATAACGACAGCATCACCGCCAAGAACGCGGTCGCAGTGTTCACCTTCGGCAGCCAGTCGGTCACCGCCGGTAACTTCACTCTCACCATGCCGACCAACGACCTGACGACCGGGCTAATCCGGATTTCATAAGGAACAGACCATGCCCAACATCAACGGCACGAACCACGACGATTATCTGCTCGGGACAACGGGCGATGATGTCATCAACGGCCGCCGCGGCAACGACTGGATCGAGGGCGGCAAGGGCAACGATGTCCTGACCGGCGATAGCGATCCGCTCCACGACGACGGCATGGACACGTTCACCTTCCGCGCCGGGGATGGTCATGACACCGTGACCGATTTCCAGCACGGAGAGGATCGGCTGATGTTCGACAGCGGCACCGGGGTTTATGACGGCATCCTTCCGCCGCTCGGTTCCCTTTATGACGGCGAGACCTTCTCCAATTCGCAGAACACGGCGAGCTGGACGGTCGCGGCAGGCGACTACAACGGCGACGGCTTCACCGACACGCGGATCGAGATGTTCGTCGGCGGCAACAGCGTCGGCATGATCGATCTTCTGTCCGTCGCTCCGAGCACGCTCACGAGCGCCGACATCTTCGGCGGCTAAGCCAGCCTAGTGGCACAGCCTACTGCTGTCCGCCGCGCGCAGGCGGTCAGCGCAACCAGCAATTCTACCAGCTTTACTCCGTCGTGGAGCTACGCCGGCTTCAATGGCTTAAACACCGCCATAAGCGCTGGCGACGATGTGATGTGGATTTGCATCGTATCGTCAGACGGCAATCCAACGCTCTCGATCAACGCCGCGAACTCCGATGCTGCGTGGTCGCTTGATTCGCAATCGGCCGATGGAACGGGCGCTGTAACTGGCGCTATCCTTAGCTGCCACACCACTGCCGCATTCGCGGCGAGCGCGCATCCTGCTCTGAGGATCGACTCCACCGCTTCCGAGCAATATTCTGCTACGCTGTACGCCTATAAGGCGGCTGCCGGCAGCGTAATGGCTCGGTTGTTCTCAAGCGCCAACAGCGGGTCATCGTCTCTGGCTAATCCGCCCTCGGTTACGCAAAATAGCGGATCGACCCAGGATGTGACCGCGATTGCGCTGGGCGTGATCGACTCAAACTCGACTTACTCGTCGTCCCCGAACACATACGGCAACATAATTACCCAGACTGGCGGCGGGTCGAACGGGTCAGGCAGCGCCGGCTCAGACAAGCAAATAAATGCGCTGGCCAACGGGGGAACAGAAGACCCCGCTGCATTCGGCAACAACAACGACCAGTGGGTCACTTACACTGTTCTTGTTTATGCTGAAGTCGCTGGCGCTTCGGCGGCGCTGACTGGCCAGTCAACGACTGCCGCTAGCGGTTCGCTGTCGATAAGTTCGGTAGCCGCTCTCACGGGTGGCGTTGTCGCGATTGCTCAGGGATCGATCGCCAGAGCAACGCCCATCACCGGACAAGCTACGGCCGTCGCGAACTGGCCGGAACTGGTTATCAACGGCGATGGCAATTCGACGACCGGATGGACGGCTGGTAATAGTGGCGTTCTGTCGAGCGTTGGCGGGCGGTTGCGCGTTACCAACGGCGCGGCCCTGAATGGTTACGGTTATCAGACTTTCGCGACCGTTGTTGGCAAGACTTATCGGTTCAAAATTACATGGTACGCCGGGAACGGAGGGGCCTGGGTCCAATTAGGATCGACTGGCGCTAACTCCTCCGATTATTTCAACCAAAACGGTGGCTCGCCCGTCACCATTGAAACCAAATTCGTCGCGACTTCAACCGCCGCGAGCGTGACTGTCATCGAACTCACTGGCGTATCCGGAAACTATGCCGAGTTCGATGATATCAGCGTTCAAGAGGTAGCCGTTGAAGGTGCTCTGAGCCTCGCGCTTACTGGGCAATCACTATCGGTCGCGCGCGGCTCGATCACTGCCGCGCAAACTTTTGCGCTGACTGGTCAGACTCTTGCCGTCGCCCGAGATTCGGTCGTTGCTGCACCGAACTTCACCTTGGCTGGCCAGGCTGGCAGCGTAGCGCGTGGGACGGTTGCACCGACGGTAACTTTTGCCCTCGCCGGGCAATCGCTGTCGGCTGCTCAAGGGCAAGTTCTTCAAGGCGCGCCCATTGTCGGGCAAATTCTCACTGCGGCGCAAGGTTCATCGACGGCGGGTGTGTCGATCACGCTCACCGGACAAAGCGTTTCGGTTGCGCGTGACGGTGAGACAGTTTCCGACAGCAGGGCGCTTACCGGCCAAGCAGTTTCTACCGGACAAGGGTCCGTTGTTGCATCACTGAGCTTTGCTCTGGCGGGGCAATCGCTCTCCGTTTCGCGGGGTTCGTTACTAGCTACCGACAGCCTGTCGCTTACCGGGCAAGAGGCGGTTGTTTCGCGAGGCGCAGTTACAGCAACCACGGATGCGACTGCTGCGCTCACGGGTCAATCTGTTGCTGTCGCGCGAGGTTCGGTCGCTGCGTCTCCGAGTGTTTCTCTATCTGGCCAATCGGCTACCGTTTCCCGTGGATCGCTGTTAGGAGCCACAAGCCTTTCGCTGACCGGCCAGGCTCTTGTGGTGAGCTCGCAGGGGCAGGCGGGCGCAACGAGCGAGAATTTAGCGGGGCAGATACTCACTGCTTCGCAGGGCCTCACTACGGCCGCCGTATCTATCGCGATCAGCGGCCAAAGCGTTTCGGTTGGTCGTGGGAGCGTCACAACTGCATCGGCTGCTTCCTCAACGGGTCAGTCGGTTACTGTCGAGCAAGAACCAGTCACTGCCTCGCCGGCCTCTTCGTTAAGCGGCCAAGAGATTGTTGCCTCTTCGGATGATCTGCTAGCCGAAACCGACCTGTCCCTGACCGGCCAGCACCTGACGAGTTCACAGGGCACAGTCAGCGGATCGGAACAAGACGTTGTAAGGGCTCTCACCGGGCAATCGCTTTCGGTAGCGCAGGGCTCGCTTGTTGCAGCACAGCAGGCCAGTTCCCAGGTCAATCGCGGCTTCGGCCGACCCGAGAAGCCGCGGAGGGTCGTCAATTACGGCAAGCTCTTCGTCCAGGAGGCGCAGGACAGCGCCCGGTTCGAAGGGTCGGTATCAACGACCGGGACACTGTTCGCCACCGAGCAGCCAGATCGCGTCCATATCGAAGTCCGCCTGACCACCATTGCCAGAATGAAGGCGATCGAGGGGGCCGACACTCGCTCAACGGTTGATTGGATCGAGTATGACAATGACTTCCTTCTGGCTGCCTAGTGGGGTGCTGAAATGAACCACGGCGAAATGGCGGTCCTGGTCAAGGGCATTGCTCCGGTCCTGCGTGATGCGATTGTCCGGGCGGTGCAGCCGGTCGCTGACAGGTTGAGGCAGCTGGAACTCCGGGAGTTGCCGGAAGGCCCGCCAGGTAAGGATGGGCAGGACGGGCTTGGGTTCGACGACATGGATGTCTGCGTTCTGGAAGACGATCGCACCATCGAGATCAGCTTTAGGCGCGGGGATGAGGAGAAGGTCTTCACCCTCAAATGGCCCACGGTTCTCGATAGGGGGCCGTTCAAGGTCGAGCGCGAGCTTCCGTATGAACCGGGCGATGGAGTGACTTGGGGCGGGCAGTTCTACATCTGCAATGAGCAGACCAATGAGAAGCCTGACCTGAGCAAGGACGGAAAGCCGTGGCGGCTGGCGGTTCGCAAGGGCCGCGACGGCAAGGACGCGAAAATTGGCTGAGCCGATCACCCTGACGGAGGCCAAGGCGCAATGCCAGATGGCCGACGACAGCACGCAGGACACGTTCATTACCTCGCTGATCGCGCCGGCAAGGGCGTATGTCGAACGCTGCACGCGGCGGCTGTTCGTCAGCGGGACAAGGATCGAGATGTTCACGCGTTGGGGCGACTATCTGGAGATTTGGCGGACGCCCATCACCAGTATCACCTCGGTCAAATACTCGACCACGAGTGATCCGACCGATGATGCGACATACACCGGTTTTGTTACCAACCTCGGATTCCCGGTCAGGATCAGTCCTGGCATTGATGATGCATTTCCAGACCTCGTAACCGGCGGGACGATCACGGTCACTTATGCGGCTGGGGCCGTTGACTCATCCAGCGAGGAATATCTGATCGGCAAGCGAGCCATGCTTTTGCTGATCGGCTTCTGGTTCGATAACCGCGGCGAGATTGCCATCGACAAGGATACCAAGTTCGCGGTCGACTGCATTCTCGACGAGCTTAGCCCGGTATCGGCCTACTGATGATCAGCCAGCGCACGGAACTGATCGTCTTCCAGCGGGGAACGCCAAGCGAGGATGAGCACGGCGGACAGACGCTAAGCTGGGCTACCTATGCCACTAGGAGGGCAAGGATTCGCTTCGGAACCGCCGAGGAAAAGCGCGAGGCAGCGCAAACAGGCGGGCACCAGACGGCCACCTTCGAATGCGAGCGTTCGGCTACTCTGGATGCGGTCACTTTGAAGGATCGGATTTCGTATCTCGGTTCGGCTTGGGACTTGGCGGAAACTGCTCCGTTGGATCGCAGGACGATCCGCTTCACGGGAGTACGCAAGCTGTGAGCGTCACCGCGAAGGTCGAGTGGCTGAAAGGCTCCGATCAGGCCCTCGCTGAAGTTGGCAAGAAGTCGACGCAGAAGAACATTCTGATCCGGACGCTGAAGAAAGCCGCGAAGCCGATCGACGATATGGCATCCTCGCTTGCCCCGAAGGAAACCGGGCGGCTGCAAGTGTCGATCATCACGGGAACGAAGCTGACCCGCTCGCAGAGGTCTTCGGCATACAAGGCGGGCAAGCTGGGGGTCGCGGAGGTTCATGTCGGGACTGCGTTGAGCAGGGGTCTTTATCAGGAATACGGGACCATCAAGATGCCCGCCCACCCGTTCATGCGGCCGGCGTGGGATGCCAACAAGGCCAATGCCGAAAAGATCATCGGCACCGAGCTCTGGGTGGAAATCAAGAAGGCTGCTGATCGAGCGGCGCGGAAGCGAGCGAAGGTCTAATGGACTGGCAAGGTGCGATGCTGGCCCGCCTCCGGGCGGCGAGCCCGGTGACTGCGCTCATCAGCACCAAGAGTTATTGGGAAGCGGCACCGCAGGGCGTGGCTAGACCTTACGTCACGCTGTTGGATGTAACCCAGCTTAGGCCGCAGACGCTCAATGGCTGGGACTTGGAAGCGGCTCGGGTTCAGATCGATGTCTGGGCCGACACCTACACTTCTAAGAACAACATCATGGAAGCTGTTCTCACGGCCTTGGTGCCGGGCGGCAGTTCCAACGGCCACGTATTCCAGCGGGCGGAAATTGAAGGCCCGCGCGACATCCCCGAGCGGGACGGGGAAACCATCATTTTCCGCAAGACGGCAGACCTGATCATCCATCACGCCTGAAGGAGGGCTCAATGGCCACTGAAGCACGCATCGGCTGGGGGGGTAAGTTTTACGTCTCCACCGACAACACAGAGGCGAATCTCGTCCAGCTTGGCGAGGTCCGCGAGTGCGGTTTTCCGCAAGAGGATGTCGACGAGCATGAGGTCACGCACCTCCAGTCGCCGAACCGCCGCAAGGAGTTCATCGCCGGCCTTCGGGACGGTGGCGAGTTCACGGCCAGCCTCAACTATGCTCCAGGATCGGCTACGGACCTGTTGCTGACCGCTGCCCTTGAGGCCGGCACGACGCGCAAGATCAGGATCGTCGTTCCCGACGACTCCGGGACCGGCGCCGCGGACTGGAACATTGTCACGTCGGCCTTCGTCAAGAAGTACGCGCCCGACAACATGGAGCCGAACGCGCCGATCGTCGCGACTGCGACCTTCCGCGTTACCGGCGCATCCGAGCAGGGAGCTGGAGCATCCGGCTCGTGAGTCTCGTAGCCTTCAGCGAGGAAGAACAGGTTGCCGATGCGTTTGGCCAGAATTGGACAATGCGCCTCGATTTCCATTCGATCACGGTAATCGAGGGCGACACCCAAATGCGGATGCCCGAAGTCGTCGCGCACATTCGTTGCGGGGCGCCTGGGCATTCGCTTCTGGCGCGTGTTTTGTGGGCGTTGTTCCGGGAGCACCACTCTGAAGTAGACGTAAACCAATGCCTTGCGATCGTGATGGACCAAGGCAAGGACGGAGCGAAGTTCGGCTTCGCGCTCGATGCCCTTCTTGAGCGCGCATTTCCTCTGCCAGCGGAGGATAGGAAGCCAAAAAACCCTCCGAAACAGAGTGGTCGGTCGAAGAGTTCCGTCGCCGCTGGATAGAGGCCGGGTTCGATCCGGACAAGTTCTGGCGGGAGACACCCCGCACCTTCGTCAACGCTATGGAAGGGGCTGCGCTGGCTGCCAAGCGGGCCTTCGAGTTGGCGCTGGTGACGGCGTACCACACTGAAGCGTTCGCCCGGCAGAAGAGGCTAAAGAGCCTGTCATCATATTTGGCTGAGCCGAAGGCGCATTCGTCCCACGCCCACGCTGTCGCCTTCTTCCACCGGCTGAAGGCCCGCGGCGTTCCTGTGGAAATCACCCGGCATTGATGGAGCACGCATGGCTGGAGCCCTGATCGGCGCGCTTCGCGTCTCGTTATCTGCCGAGACTTCCGCCTTCGAAGCGGGGATGAAGCGCTCGCAGCGCCAAGCTGCGAACACGGCGAAGTCTATCCAGGGTTCGTTCTCCGGGCTCAAGGGTGTTCTCGGTGCCGGGCTTGCAGGATTTATCGGCGCGCTGAGCGTTGGTGCGCTGCTCCGTGCCAGCAAGGCTGCGCTGGACTACGCGGGGTCACTTGCCGAGGTCGCTCAACAGGTCGGCGTCACGGCTCGCGACTTGCAAGTTCTTCGCTTCGCTGGAGGCCAAGTCGGCATCAGCACCGAGCAGATGGACAAGGCTCTCCAGAAGTTCACGAAGTCTCTCGGTGACGCTCGCAACGGTTCGGCTGAAGCGATCAAAACGTTCAAGGCGCTCGGCTTCACCGATCAGGACATCAAGAGGCTTGACGCACACGAGGCGCTGTTAAAGACCGCAGACGGACTTGAAAAGGTTGGCGACAGGGCCTCTCGCGCGTCTCCGGAAGTCCGCTTGTTCGGCAAGGCTGGCCAGCAACTGGACACGCTCCTTTCCCAAGGATCGAGGGGGATCAACGAACTCGCCGACGCTGCCGAGAAGTTGGGCATCGTTCTTTCCGATGAGCAAATTCGGAATGCCGACCGCACCGCCGACAAGATCGAAGCTCTAAAGACGGTTCTTAGCGCGAACATCGCGTCGGCTGTTGCGGACAATGCCGAAGGTATCTTTACGCTCGTCAACGCCTTGGCGCAGCTGGTGTCCATCATCCCCAAGGCGATCCAGGGGTGGAAGGCGTTCTTTGCTGTTACGGCCACTGCCGCAAACGCGATGGCGCATTTGGAAAATCCTGTCACCGCGCTTCAGCGGCTTGGCGCCAAGCAGAACAACGCCAGTCTAGCATCTCGCTTTGCGGCTGACCGCGCAGCGATAGCGATGAAGAAGGCCGGCACCGGGAGCGGTCTTCCCAATTTCCTAGCGAGCGGTGGTGGAGGCAGGAAAGCCAGAGAAGACCACAGCGCCGAAAAGGCTCTGCGCGAGGCGTTCCAGTTCGACCAGGAAGTCCGCCGGGCGAATATCGACATTCTCAACGCCAAGAAGGACTTGGCTGCCGACTACACCGAGCAAACCTCGATCAGCATTCAGATCCTAGACGCGGAGCGAGCGGCTTACGTTGCCGAACTCCAATATCAGGTAGCCGCCAAGGAGAAGACCTCGGCACAAGCGGCCCAGCTTCAGGCTGCGTATGATTCCAAGGATGCTCTGGAGCGCAAGGCCCTTCTTGATGAGGAAGAGGCGAAGCGCGCTGAAGAGTTTCAGACGCTGCGGCAGCACGATTTCGACCGCCAGCGCGACTTGCTTGAGGCGCGGTCAGACATTGCGGAGACCGCATCCGAGCGGCGGAAGATCGAGCTTGAGCTTTTGCGGATCGCCTATGAGCAGAAGAAGCAGGCGCTTCAGAACATCATCGAGACGAGCAAGAGCTTTCAGGAGATCGAGGACGCTAGGCGTGATCTGGAGAACCTGAAAAAGACGCAGCCGCTGGCCCAACAGAGTGTGCTGCAAAACACCCAAGGGCCATTGGAGCAGTTCTTCTCGACCGTCCCCAAGACCGCCGCCGAAGCGCAGGAGGCGATGGAGCGGCTTCAGGTCATGGGCATCGACGGTGCGATCAATTCCATTGTCGCTCTGACCGATGGATTCCAGAGTTTCCGCGACACCGCGATAAGCGCGATCAAACAGGTCATTGCCGAGCTCCTGCGGATGCAGCTCATGAAGCTGGCGCTGAACCTGTTCGGCTCTGCTGTGGGCGGCTTCAATTCGGCCGGGCTTGTGTCGGGCAACTTGTCCGCGCTCTCGGCCAGTGGTGGTATTGCGCTTGGTTCAAGTGGTGGTGGCTTGCTCCCTCGGGCACACGGCGGTTCTGTCATCAGGGGTCATGGCTATTTGATTGGCGAGCGTGGCCCGGAAATCTTTATGCCGAAGCTGTCCGGTTCGATCATCCCGAGCAGCAGCATTGCATTTGGCAACGACAATAAGGCGATGCGCGGCGGCGACTTCCATTTCAACGTCAACGTCAATGGGTCGGTGACTGATGCCGAAGCGAGGCGGACTGGAATGCAAATAGCGGCCGGCTTCCAAAGCCGCATGGCAATGGCGAGCAGCAAGGGGATTGCGGGCAATGGCTGATCTTTCGATTACTGCCGCCAGCGTCATTTCCGGTTCTGGATCGACGAAGGTTCTAGGAATTGCTGGCGCGACGATCACCGCCGGCAAGACCGTTTATCTCGACACAGCGGACGACAAATATAAGCTGGCCGACTGCGATAGTGCGACTGCGGCGGTTCGTTCTCCAGCGGGGATCGCGTTGAATGGTGCATCGGACGGCCAGCCGCTTGTCGTTCATACGGATGGCCCGATTACCATAGGCGCCACACTAGTGCCGGGCGTTGCCTATTACCTGTCGCCGAATCCGGGCGGCATCTGTGCCGTGGCAGATGTCTTAAGCGGAGACCACACGATCATTCTCGGCATGGCCACCTCGTCCACCGTGCTCGATGTCAACATTCAAGAGTCAGGCGTCGCGATCTAATGCATATCGCCGAGCAGCTGACCGAGAACATCGAGATCGGGGCGGTACGCATTGACGACCAAGAGGGCCTGGAAGTCGTCACGACGGATAGCAGCAAGGAAGTGCGTAATTCTCGCGTCGAGAAAGAGCCGCGATATTGGGAAGTTTCCGTTCCTATGGCCGACATCGAAAGCGATGAGACAGAGGATTACGATTCAGTCCGGAATATGTGGAGGATAACCGAACGGGGGCTCCATACCTTCGATTTCAAGTGCTTCGTGGACAACGAAATCTGTAAGGTCCGCTTTGCGTCGCGTCGTACCATTACCGCTCCAGCCGGGCATCTACGGCACATCGACACATTCACCCTGAAAGAGGCTATCGGTGAGTAGGACGCTTAGCGCGGCCCTCGCCACCCACATCGCAACCCGTTCGCACACTCGCTGCAATATGCTTCTGCTCGACCTAGTTGACGGTACGACCATCGGGATCACCGACCACGACAGTGATCTCATTTATGACATCGGCGACGGGGCTGAAACCTACAGCTCGGACACGGGCATCTTCACATCGAACGTCGCTCTGGCTTGCGGGCTTGAGGCCGACAACTACGAAGTCTCGGGCCCCATCAACGACACCTTCACGATTGCCGGTATTCTCGGGGGACGGTTCAACAACGCCCGCGCCCGCCTGTTCCAAGTGAACTGGAAGAACCTTGCGGACGGCGCGATCAAGCTGATGGCCGGCGATGTCCGGGAAGCGCGGATCGAGGGTGGCAAGTTCACGCTCGAAATCCGGTCGGATGTTGACCGCTACAACCAGACGGTCGGACGGACGATCACGAACCAATGCTGGAAGGACTTCGCGGACGGAGTGTTTTGCACGGCGACGGCGACAGAGATCGTCGGGACGGTGGTAGCGGTAAACGACGCGCTGCACATCCAGGTCAGTTACACGGGGTCGTATGCCGATGATTTCTTCAACCTCGGCACGCTGATTGGGCTCACCGGAGCGAACGCGGGAACGACTGTCGAGATTGAGGACTGGGATCAGGTGAGTGCGGGCATTGCTAACTTAGTCCTGTTCTCTCCGCTCGCCGAAGAGCCGCCTTTGGGCGACACGTTCACCGTCCGCAATGGCTGCTCGAAGCTACGGATGTCTGACGTGGTGGGCGTGCCGACATGCAAGACGTACAGCAATGTGCTGGAGTTTGGTGGATATCCCGAAGTTCCGGGATCGGACCAGGTTTTGAGGACTGCATTCCCGGGGCAGGGCAATGGCTAGGGGTGATTTGGTCGCGGCCGAGTTACCGAAGTGGGACCGGACGCCGTTTCATCCTCACGCGAAGGCCAAGGGTGCCGGTTGCGATTGCAAGGGCCTGCTGTGGGGCGTGGCCGAGGAGTTGGGTTTCCCCGAGGCCCAGTCCGAATACGCCCGCGCGCTGGATTACAACCTGTCGAAGCGAGACGGCGTTCCTGCCGAGCGATTGAGGGAGGGTTTCTCGAAGCTGTTCCGCAAGGTGGATACCCCAAGGCCCGGAGACATTCTCTTGTGCAGCTGGGACGGCAAGCCGGGCCACATCGCAATCTATGCCGGGAATGATCGAGCGTGGAGCTCGTTGCCGACCAGCGGAGTGAGGCAGCGGCCATTGAGGGTGCTGCTCCACCACTTTCCGCTGGATAGCATCTGGAGATGGAAATAAATGCCCATCCCCAAGCTAATCGTCGCGGTTGCCCTGACCGCCGCCCAGATCGCCTTGGGCATGGCGCGGAAGATCAAGGGGCCGCGGCTCGAAGACTTATCCGTATCGCTGGCGGACTATGGAACGCCGATACCGCGCTTCTGGGGCAAGCGTCGCCTCCAACCTCAAATCATCTGGGCCGAGCATCTGCGCGAAAAGAAGACCACATCGAAGACCAAGGGCGGCAAGTTTCAGGAATACAAATATTACGGCACTTGGGCGATGCTCATTTGCGACCACGAGATCGATTCCGTCTCGCGGATATGGCTCGACAAGCACCTCGTTTATGATCGGACGACGACCGGACCTATTTCAATCGGATCATTCTTCGCCAATCGCGATGGTGTCAAGCTACGGCAGGGTAAGAACTATCGCGTATATGACGGGACGCAGACGGTCCCCGATCCGAGGATGGAGGATTGGTGCGAGGATCGGTACGGAGCCGATACATGCCCAGCTTACACCGGGTCCGCTTACATTGTCTTCGAGGAAGTGCCGCTTGAGAAATTCGGCAACCGCATTCCTCAGGTTACAGTTGAGGCGATCAACAACGAGGTCGATAACTTCCCCTATGAGGTGATCGACCTTGAGGGGCCGTTTGCTAGTCCGCAATTCTCGACGGACGGCGTGACAGTCTACAATCTTAGCGTTTCCGAATTTCAGAAGATCGACGTTCCGACACGCTCGGTTCTCGGCGCCAATTTCTTGCAGACTGCGGGTGCCGGTCCTTACGCGGTCACGCCGAACGGGCTTTTCGCGACCAACGGCCTTGGAACGGCCATCTACTTCATCACGTTCGACGGCTTCTCGACCGACACGGGGGTTGTGACCGCAGGGTGGAGCGGGGTCCACTATGCGGGGGGCAAAATCCTGCTTTCCCCTGGCAGCTTTGTCGGGATGTCGGTTGGCGTTTACGCTGGCGGCACGACGCTTACTGCCGTATCTACGAACCACCTTCCGAGCCACTTCTTCACGAGTACGGAAGGGGACGCAATCGGGGTCGGGACGACCTCGGGCAACGTGCTTTCGATTGGCCCGGCCCTCGGCTCGGCGACGCTGAACGATACTAGTGCGTACAGCACCTCGGGAGAGGCTTTCGGATTCGACTCCGGTGCCAATTACATCGTGCTTCAGGACGATCACCTGTTCCTGATTGACAAGATTACATATACGATCGTCAGTGCAGTTTCGGGGGTTTCGACGACAATTCCGTGGAGTACGTTCCAAGCTATCCCTGCGGGGGCGGACACGTTCTGGGTCGGGCGTTCGGAATACAAGTCAAGCGACCTCTCGACCATCAGGACGATTGATCCCACCGACTGGGCGGTTCCGGGCGGCTTGGGCGAGGTCGGTTCTCCGCTCTATGACGCAGTAAATCATGCCCTGCTTAGCGGGACCACATCGCTCGATCCGAAATTGATCGTTCGCTATCTTGATCGCATCGATTCCGATGGCGTCCAGCTCAAGGAAGTGGTTGACGACGTTTCGGGCTGGTGCGGGCTGACGACACAGGACTCGACCGCCCTAACCCAAACCGTACTCGGATATTCAGTTACTCAAGGCACGGGCAAGGACATGCTTGCGCCCCTGCTGGACATCCACGATGTCGATCCGCGGCCTCACGACTTCTCGATCCAGTTCGTCAATCGCGGGGCGTCTGCTTCGGGGACACTTCTGACAGCGGATTTCGTCAAGAACGATCCACGCTATTCGATCACGGTCCAGCAGGACACGGACCTTCCCCGAAGGCTGACCTACAACTTCGCCGACGAGGGCAAGGATCAACAGACCAATACCGTTATCTCCCAACGTCCGTTGGATGCGACGGACTCGACCCGCGAAGAGACGATTGATCTTTCCACTTATGTCGATACCCCGGACGGAGCTCAACAGAAGGCCGACCGCTACTTCCGGCGCCTGTGGAATAGCCGGGAGCGGCCGAAGAACGCGCTGACCCATCAGGCGCTGGCTCTTGAGCCGGCCGATGTGACGACACTGAATCTGGATGGAGTGACCCGCCACGTTCGGCTTGAGAAGCTAACCATCACCCCGACCACCGTGGAATGTGAATGGGTCCGGGACGAGGTTACGCTGTCTCTGCTCAACGGCCGTACGGGCGGGACGATGGACGGCCGCGATCCGGAGACGCTTTACATCCCCGGTCCTACGAAGGGTTTCATTCTCGACGCTCCGCTGGTCCAGGACGCAGACAACGACGTTAACCCGATCCTCTACTATGCGGCCGGGGGCTACACCCCGACATGGCCGGGAGCCGCCATTTACCGCGGCGACGACGGGACGTTCGACGACTTGTACGGATATGTCGAAAGCACGTCCGGCGCGACCTTCGGCATGGCGACGGAAGTTCTGGACACTGCCGATCCTAACCTGTGGGATCGAGGGAACACGGTCGAGGTCCAGGTCTACGGGATGCTGACCAACGCGACGGAAGCCGAGATTAACGAAGACCCGACGCTGAACCTTTGCGCCCTCGGCGATGACGATCGCTGGGAATATCTCAACTTCACCACGGCCACCCTCACGGGAACAAGTGGACTAGCGAACGTCTATACGCTCTCGGGCTTCAAGCGAGGGCGCAGGGGCACCGAGGGCAACGTCGGCAACCATGCGGAGGGAGATCAGTTCCTCGTCCTCTCTGCCGCGGTTCCGACCGAGATTGGAACCGACGAGATCGGCAACAACATGGCGTTCAAGGCGCAGACGCCGGGACGGAATGTGGACGGGGCGACGGAGATCGACCTGACTTACGACGGCAATTCGCTGAAGCCTTACGCCCCCGCTCGATTGAAGACTTATTATGACGGCACCGATCTTCAATGCACGATCATCCGCCGCACTCGGGTCGGCGGGGCGTGGACGGGCGGCTCGACAATCCCGCTGGCCGAAAACTCGGAAGACTATGAGGTGGACGTTTACAATGGATCGACGCTCAAGCGGACGATCACGGTAAGCGACGCCAACACGTTCACCTATACCTCGGCGATGGCGGCTGCGGACGGGATCACCCTCCCGGCTCTTCCGACGTTCAATGTCTATCAGATGAGCGACACAGCGGGCCGCGGCTTCGCCCTCGCAGCATAAGGAAACTGCATGACGACTACGCCACGCGGCTCGCCCGAGCTCGCGCTCTCACAGTCCGTGCCTGAAACGACTGTCAATGAGCAGATCAGGCGTACCGAGGGCGGCGCTGGGCGTTATCCGATTGCTGATCGGGTGACGGCACCGCCGGGATCGTGTGTCGATGGCGCCCAATACATCATCATCTCCACCGCCACGGGGGCGTTCACGGGCAAGGAAAAGCAGATCGCGCAGGCGGTCGGGATCAATGCCTCGAATGGGTGGAATTATCGAGTTCTCGGAACGCTTGACGAGGGCGTTGTCGGCTACGTCCAAGACGAGGACGTTGAGTATCGCTGGAGCGGGACCGCCTGGGGTGCGCTTAGCTCGGGAGGCGGAGATGTCGTCGGTCCAAGCTCTGCGGTAGACAATCACGTTGCCGTTTTCGACGGGGCCACCGGCAAGCTGATTAAGGATGGCGGCGTTGTGCTGTTCGCCAACGGGGCGAACGTCACTCCCGCAGCAGCGCCAGCGACTACCGCAGTCGGCTACCTTGGATGTCCACAGAACACGCAAAACGGCACCTACACCACCGTCATGGGTGACGCCGGCAAGCACATCTACCACACGTCCGGATCGGCGCATACTTGGACGATCGATAGCAACGCCAACGTAGCCTACCCAATCGGGACCATTCTCACCTTTATCAACGAGAATGGTGGGGGTGTTGTCACTCTGGCGATCACGTCCGACACGCTGCGCTGGGGGTCTTCGACCGGTTCGCGTTCATTGGCAGCAAACGGGACGGCGACCGCGATCAAGGTTGCCTCGACGACTTGGCGCCTGACCGGGGACGGCATCACTTGAGCGGCGCGCTTACGCGAATGCTGGGACGGTCAGCGGCAGCGGGCGCCGCCTTCGATCCGGCATCCCTGTTCACGGGCGGAGTCGCTGGAGCCTTTTACGATATCTCGGACATTAACACGCTATGGAAGGACACTGCGGGAACGTCGCCAGTTACGGCGGACGGCGATATCGTTAAGCGCGTGGACGACAAATCGGGCAACGGTAACCACCTCACCGAGGCAACCAACGGCCCGACCTACAAAGTGTCCGGCGGCGTGAAGTGGCTGGAGTTCGACGGTAGCAATGACAAGCTTCGCGCTACTTTCACGATGGGGACCACCTGGGACCGAGTTTCCGCCGTTCGGGTCACTGGAGGCTCGTTCCCTAAGCAGATGTTCGGTGGCGTTACGGCCAACGAGTGCCTCTATGTCGACGGCGCTGTTGGACTGACGATGTTCAACGGGTCGGCGAATGGTCCCGACGCGGCAACGTCGGCCGGGACTGATTACGTCTTTACAGAACGGTGGGCGGCAACCTGTCAGCTTGCCAAGGACAACAATTCGTATGACTCGACTCCGACAATCGCTGCGGTAAATCCGGGGGGCCTGACGCTGGCCGCAAGCAGTTCGAGCGGAGACTTTTTAGGCTACCGCTTTCACGGCATGGTGATGATAAACGCCGCCCAGTCAGGGGGTGATATCGCATCCCTGCGGACGTTCATGGCCGCGCTGCAAGGAAGGTCGCTTTGAGGGCGGAGCCGAAGCCCCGCCCTCGGTAAGCAATTACGGGCAGTCAGTAGCGGTCGCGGACGAGCCGGCGCTGATGCAATTCGAGGCTTTCTTCATTGAGTTACTGATGGTGCCTCCGAGAGTAACAGCGGCGAGCGCAATAGCGCCGCCGATGATTGCCAGGATAAGCGCATACTCGGCCGCAGAGGCGCCCGATTCATCGCGCAGCAGTTTGATAAGCATTGCCGGTCTCCTTACGGGCAGTCGGTCGCGGTGGCCGACGAACCCTTGGAAATGCAGTTGGCCGCCTTCTTCATGCTATTGCTGATCGTTCCGCCAAGCGTCACGGCAGCAAGGGCGATTGCCCCGCCGACAATGGCGAGGATGAGCGCATATTCAGCGGCCGAGGCCCCGGAATCGTCGCTCAAGAGGTTAAGAAATGTCTTCATGAAAACCATCCTTCCCAAGATGGTCGGCGAGCTAAGCTGTTGAGAATCGGCCCCCCGACGAGGCTAGGGGTGAACTTTCGTTAACGGGGAGTCAACCGGGGAGGTTAACGAGCCGTCCTGAATCGAGACAGGCGACGGTGAACGAACCGTAGCGCGAAGACCAGGCCAACCATCGGAATAGCGAAGGCCACGAACGTCACGAGGATCACGACGGCCATGGTGCCGGGCGGATAGTCGCCGATGCTCACCAGCTCGGGCAGCAGCCGATCATTCCAGAAGGGGATCAGCGACCTTCCCACGATTACGAAGCGCCAGAGCTCGAAGGCCAGGAAGGCGACAGCAGCAACTTTGATCCAGCGCTTCACAGGCCCTCCATTCGGGCCGCGCCGGCAGGGGAATGGTACCAGCCCTGCCAACGCGGCCCCTTGAGCAACCCGCAGCCGTGAAATCGGGAAGGCGGCGCGAGGTTGAGACATCATAAGCGCCGTTAAACAAACGTTCAACCCAGAAGGAGAAGCGCGATGCAGCAAGAACCTGACCAGAAACCCGCCGTGCCCCCGGCCGACCCGCCGGCCGACGCGCCGGGGCAGGATAAGCCATCACCGCAGGACGGTGGCTCCGGCGACCCTCCCCCGCCGCCGAAGCACTAAAATGTCTACCCCGCATCTCATCATGTGGGTGATAGTCGCGCTCGTTGGGTTCCCGGCTGCGGTCAGGAACCCAACGGCGCTAGGGCTAGTGTGCGCCTGGCTTGCAGGCGAGATCACATGGCTGGCGACAGGCAACAACCTTCCTTTGTCCGTCTACATCGTGGCCGACATTGCCGTGATGACGGTGATCTTCGCCAAAGCGATCGTTCGCGCAGGGCCGAAACTTTATCCGACAATCTGGCTCCAGCTTAAATGCATGTTCCTCGATCTCACCGTATGGGATCGGTTTATCGCTGGGCTATTCCTGTTCGGGGCATGGCCGGTCTATGCCAGCGGCATCCATCCTTATTACCAATGGTGGGCGCTCTACTACATCACGATCGGCCAATTCATCTTCGCGACCATGGAGCCGTTAGTGAACCGGCATCTCCGCCGCAAAGCCAAGCGGCATGGCGAACAGAACAACGTCCTCCATTTTGCTCCAGCCTACAGCAGACGAGTTAAGCGTTACTTCGGTGCCGAACCGCCGCCCTCGCATTCGGTCGAGCAGCATTCGAGGGCCGAGGGCCATGGGTAATGGCCTTAGCCAACTCCTCATCCCGGTTGCGGTCGCGGTCAACACTTCCGCCGTCCTCTTGCTCGTCGTCCGCATGTGGAACGGAGCCCCGGCGATGTTCGCCCAGTGGATCGCATACAAGCGCGCCAAGTCGGAGGAAAAATCCGCAGACTGGGGCCGCATTCGCCACGAGCGCGACGTTGCCACCGAGGCGGCCAAGGTTGCCCGCGAAGAAATCGACATGTTGCGGGACAAGCTGGCCGAGCGCGACCAGCGTATCGCCATGCTGATAGGCGAAAACGCCCGGCTCCAAGGAATCCAGCAGGGCTTTGGAGAATGGCGCAATATCCAGACTGTCTTGGAGGCCGCCAAGCGGCTGGCCGATAACGGCAAGCAAGGCAGCGGGGACGGCGAATGATCCCCCTCTTCCTCCTCCCGCTGGCCGTAGCACCCCTCACCGACGCCGAGATGATCGAGCGCATTCCCCTGCCGCCAATCCGGTTCCGGGGCGATGTGACCCTTATCGTGCATTTCGTGGAGCCATCGAAGCTCTACGCCTTGTGCGGGAGGGCTGTCGAAGTCGGCAAGACCTTGCTGGGGTGCGCTAGCGTCGGCGGACAGGAGATGTGGGTCTCCAATTCGTGCCTGTCGCTTGAGCAGCTTTACGCGAAAGAGCTCTGTCATGAGGCAGCTCACGCTCAGCCTCATGGCTGGCCAGCGGATCACGGGCCATGAGCGACATCGTTCCTCGGCCGGACCCGACCGTCCTCACGACCGAGGCCCTTCACCGAGAGATCGCGGCGCTTCGAGAAGCGGTTAGCGGCGAAGCACTGGCGGCGCGCGAGCTTGTCGAGGAGCAGTTCAGGGGCGTTCAAACGCAGTTCGACTTGATCGAGCGCGCGAACGAAAAGCTGGGCGTAGCCGATAAGACAGCGCTCGCCGCCGCCCTTGAGGCACAGAAGGCGGCAGCCGCTCAAGCGCACGCGTCATTGGTGGCCGCGATTGAAAAAATGGAAAGCGGCTTCACCAAGCAGATCGACGGTGTTGCCGCTAAAATCGTGTCGTCTGTCGCGACAATCGGCGGCTCACTCGACGATCTTCGCGGCCGTCTGGATCGCGGCGAGGGCACCGTCACCGGCAGCGACAAGACGAAGAGCGACAGCCGCTCCAATGTCGGGATGATCGTCGGCATCGTCATGGCGGCTTTCGGCTTCCTGTCGCTGCTCATCACGATTGCCGTATTCGCCATGAGGTTCGGGTCATGACCCGCCGCATCAACGCCGCTGGCCTCGCGCTTATCAAGGAGTTCGAGGGCTTATACGAAGCGCCCGCCAGAATCTCGGACGCGCCGGACGCGGGGCTTTCTATACGGCGCCGTCGCCGCTTCCTCAACCGACCATCCATCAAAGACGCGCTGGTTAAAGGTGCGAGCAGGAATCCCGTTGTCTTTCGCTACCAAAGGCGCAGGGCGGCCGTCAGGCATCTTGCGGACGAAACGCCGATTGTTCGACTGAACGGTGGCGTCTGCCCAAGTGCAATTGCCCGGCTCATATCCTCCGTTCACATCCTCGCGTTCGATAGACAGGTCTTTGCGGTAGCCGTTGGCGAGAGCCCAATCGCGGAACGGCTCAAAGCTGCTCCATTGCTGGCAGACACAGATACCGCGACCTCCGTAGTTAGGATCGCCGCTGTTGCATCTGGCCTGGATCAGCTTCCAGATGTTGTAGAGCCGCGTCCCGGACGCTCCGTGCCTACGATTTTTCGCGCCGGTTATCTCCGCTCGCAAGCACCCGCACGATTTCGATTTCCCTTGGCGGAGATCGGCACCCATCACCACCGCCGTTCTTCCGCAATCGCAGCGGCAAAGCCAAAGCGCTCCGCCACGGGGCGCATTCCCCGCCTGCCGCAGCACCATCCAGCGTTCGAAGCGCTTTCCGGCAAGGTCGATGAGGCGAGCGTTTTTAGCCATTCCAAAGCTTACAATGAAATTGTTGGGGAGGCAATCTGTTATGGCTAACGCAATCTGGCTCGCCGAAGTCTTGGAAGCGGCCGGCTGCAAGACCGTCGAGCTGGCGGGCTGGCAGACCCGAGGCCGAGCCGAAATGGGCGTCGTCAAGGGCGTCCTCTGCCACCACACCGCAGGATCGAAGACCGGCAATGCGCCGAGCCTGAAGCTGATCGTCGGCGGGAGGCCCGACCTCCCCGGCCCGCTGTCTCACCTTCACCTTGCCCGCGACGGCACGTTCACCGTGATCGCAGCCGGGCGATGCAACCATGCTGGTCCCGGTTCGTGGCGCGGCGTCACGACCGGCAATTCCAACTTCATTGGGATTGAGGCCGAGAATGCCGGGGACGGCACCGATCCTTGGCCCGACGTTCAGATGGAGGCCTACGCCCGAGGCGTGGCGGCGATCCTGAGGCACATCGGGGCGCCCGCAGGCATGTGCGCCGGGCACAAGGAATATGCGCTTCCTCCGGGCCGGAAGATCGACCCATCGTTCAACATGACCGCCTTTCGCGAGAAGGTGGCGGCGTTCATGGCATGAAGCAGTTCCGCCGCATCCTCCGCTGGATCGCCACGCGCCTCAAGGACGTGTTTTACGACACCGACAACGAGCATTTGGACGGTGCGCGCGTCATCGCCTACGTCGCGATCCTGTCCGAGCTGTGGGCGGTCAAGCACAACATGCAGCTCAAGCAGCCCATCGACCTGGGGCCGGGCGGTCTTGGCGGCGGACTGACGGGCATCCTCGGTGCTGCGGCAGGCTTCCTCGCAGCCAAGGCGTGGTCGAAGAAGAAGAACCGCGAGAGCGCGGCCATCGCCCAGAACGTGACCGTCGCCAAAGAGGCCGGCGAGAACGTGGTCGAGGTAGCTCCGCCGCCGGTGAAGAAGCCGTGACCATGCACACCCATCCGGCGTGGCGCTGCCCATTCTGCGGAAGCGCGTCGATTTGGGCATGGTGGCGGTGGCTCACGCTCGGCACGAACAAGCTCCACGCCTGCAGGCCCAAGCCATGAAGCGCGCCTTCGCCGTCATTCTGCTCATCGCTGCCGGAGTAGCGCTGTGTGCCTATTGGCGGGGCGAGCAGCAAGCCCAGATGTTGCCGCTGGTCCACGCCTCCGCAGCCGACGACAGCCGCCTCTACGCGCTCTGCCCAACCATCGTCCCCTGGCAGGCACCCAAGTACGTCAAGGAGCACAAGGCGTGAGGCTGACCGAGCTAGAGCCCGAATGGGTCACTGATGGCTGGGCGAAGGGCTTTCGACGCACAGACGACTTCGCTGAAGCGCAAGGCATCCTATTCGCTTGCCCGCATCACTTCACGAAAAACGGCGGTCTGATCGGCACGCACAGCATCCTCGTGTGGTTCAAAGATCGCGAGGTTCCTGAGGATTGCGAGCCGAAATATCGGTGGTCGGCTAGCGGCACCTCATTCGACGACCTCACGCTCACGCCGTCAATCAACCTTCAGGTCGGAGGCGACACCGACGAATGGCACGGCTTTATCACGAACGGAGAAGTCACATGATTACCCCCGGAAGCTACTGGAAGCACCGCACCGACGACTACGAGGTCCAGGTCGAACCCGACGAGGATCTGGTCGACAAGGCCCCGAGCGACGCCACTTGGCATTCGGCGATCGCCTACCGCCGGACAGATCAGGACGACGGCCCCAAGTACGTCCGCCGCATCGACGACTTCCTCGCCAAGTTCGAGCAGGTCTTGCAGGACGAGGGCGATGTTCAAGCTGCGTAACCTGTCCGCCCGCGTCATCGGCCTGATCGTCGGCGGGGTCGTGCTGGTCGTCGTCGTCCTGCTGCTTCTGAACCAATGCTCCTCGACCAAGACGGCGAAGAAGCAGGCCGAGGTTTCAGCGGGTCAGGCCGGCGCTTCAATCGGATCTGGCGCCGAAGCGGTCAACACCGCCGCCAACGTCATGGCGAGCGACGATGCGACCGATGCCCAGGTGGCTCAGGCCAAAGCCGAGATCGCCGCCGCAGCCAAGGGGCAGAAGGGAGCCGCGGCAAAGCGCGCTGCGTGCCGATTTAAGGCGTATCGCGATACTCCGGCATGTCAGGAGCCAAAACCATGAAAACGCGCTGTGTGGCCATCCTAGGCGCTCTGGCGGCACTTTCGGGCTGCGCTACCTTCGGCTCGGCGCCGGTCTATGGCGAGATTCCCGAATGCGAGCGGCTGATCCCCGAGAGCCTGAAGGCTCCTGTCCCCGGTGTCCCCATCCCCGAGAGCGAGGAAGCCGAACCCTGGATGCAGGCGTTCGTCGGGCAAACCGGCGCTCTGGACAAAGCAAATGAGCGCGCGCCGGCGATCGATCATATCTACAAGACCTGTCTCATCATGCATCGGGAGGCGCTGCGGAAGGCCAAGCGCGGGTTCTTCGGGCGGCTGTTCGGCTAAACCGGCGTCCGCCTGTTGGTGCTGACTGATGGGCCGAGGCTCGGTTTGCCGACTAGCCGCTCATGGGCTTTCAGCGCGTTGGCAATGCGGGGGAGGCGTAGAACGGCATCTGCTGCCTTTAGCGCGTCGTCCCAGTATTCGAGCATCGCCGCATCGAGAATTGCATAGGCGATCTCTTTCCTGAGGCTTAACTCTTCATGTACCTCGGCCATTAGCTAACCCCTCTGTGTCCATATAGGTACAAGGTGTGGGCGATGCCGCAAGCGGCCCGCGCTGTCGCACTTCGTGTCGAGCCCTGTTTCACGGTCTCGCCCGCTTCGCGGCTTCCATCGCTATCGCGCGTTGCTGCTCGCCTATGCTCCGCTGAAGCTTGGCCAGCTTCCACTGCCTGAACGCGGTGTAGAGCATGAGGCATGACACCAGGAAGTTGACGGTCGTGACCGCTGCGTTCAGGTAGATAGTGCGCATCACTGAAGCGTAGATTTCTGGCGTCATGCTGGTTCTCCGTAGAGGCGGATCAAGTCGCCGTCTTTCCACATATCTCCCGTCGCCCCTCCCTTTTTGCAATAGACCAAATAGTCATCGCCAGCAGGGCGCAGGGTGAGCCAGCTCGTCCACTCTTTCTTTTTGCTGTCGGTGGATTGGTCGGTGACGACTATCTTATTGATGATCGACGGAGCGCCTCGGCAGGCATCTTGAGGGTCTTTCAGAGCCGGGTAGGACCGCTGCGCCACGACGCGCTTTATGACGACGGTGCGCTTCACGGGGACCATGCCGCCCATGACGGCTCCTGCCCACGAGCAGCCGTAGGTAACGCTGCCTAGCATGATGGAGATGACCGCCGCCAGTGTGAGCCGTTGGCGGCGCGTGGCGTCCGCGAAAAGGCCGCGCAGCTCGCTGAGGATGGTCATGCGCAAGGGATGCCAGCTATGCCCGAGACCGCAGGGCTCGGCTCCGAAGGAGTGGCAGCCCGGTCCCGCTTGCGGGATGCGCCCATACTATCTCGTTCCATTGATACTAGTCCTTCGAGAGGGTGGATCGGGCAGAGGTTTCCAGTGTGTCGGGCGGTCATCATAATTTGGCCAGTAAGCGATACGTTCCTCCCATACGTCACGCGGAGGATTAAAGCCGACAACCCACCGCCCGATCATAATTCGCGTGGTTTCGTTCGGTGCGCTTTCAATGGGCCTCCATTCAGCTTCCTTCAGGTACTCAATGCGAGTTGCCGCTTCCTGCATCAGTTTGATCGGCGGCTCATCGCCAAGCGTCATCATGTCGCCGGGATCGTTCGACCAAGCACGCAACCGCGCCACCAGTTCATCATCATTACAGGAGGTCATTGCTGCACCTTGGGTCATATCCCGCACCTTCTGCGCATCCAGAAGTGAAGCGCCAAATCGAAGTCGTCCTCGCCCTCTAGGGCGGCGTTCCACCCTTCGATGAAGGCGGCAATCTCCTCGTCATCAACATCGCTGTGATAGCCGAGCGACTTGCCCGGCAAATCGACTGTCGCGGCTGCGTTCGTTCGTGGCGTCTGTTCCATCTATCCCTCCTCAACCCCAGCGTTCAGGGCGGCGCGGCCATTGTTCAGGCAACGCGCCCATGCCAGCGCTCCCTGCTTGGCAATCTCTAGCGGGGCGATCTCGCTGGCGGTGTTGCCGATCAGTGCCGCAGATGCGACGAAATCCCCCAGCGCCTCCCGCAATCTCTCCCGTTCCTCCAGCATAGATCTGACGACTTCGTTCACCTTGTCCATGATCCGCAACGCCTTGGAGCCGTAGCTTTCGCCGCACACGTCAGCCGAGAGCAGCGCGGACTCGATTGCCTCGCGAAGCCGCTCTACTAGTTCGGTATTGGTGGTGGTCATCTGCTACTCCTGGGCCAGCGCAGTATCGACAGCCGCCTTGAGTTCTGGCGTGATCCTGAACCATTCCCGGTTTGACTGAAGGTGCTTGAAGGCGCGGTGCCATTGCCGCTCTTGGCTCCCGGCTCCCGCGATGACCCCCACCAGTTCAGGCGGGGTCGGCGCGTGGCAGCGTATCATCCGCATCCGCGATTGTATGTTGGTGGTGCGGCCGATCTTGAGGAACCGTCCTACGCGGACGAAATAAAGGTCGCCCGAAGCCGCCAGCCTCTCCTCGGCGGCTGCCCTTTGAGCCTCGGCCCAATCCTCAGCGAAGGTCAGGCGCAACTCCGCGAACAGGGCAGCCCTCTCGGGCGATCCGACAGGCAGCTCGGGCGCAATCCCGTCAGTGAACGGGTGGGGAACAGACTGTGCCGCCTCATGTGTCGCCACGCTCAAACCTCCTCTGCGCTTTCTGCGCGTTCGGTATTGCGGCTAAGGCCACGAAAACCTAGGAAAACTGCGCCTAGCCGGATTAGCTCAGTTGGTAGAGCAGCGGTTTTGTAATACGCTGCTCCGTTCCGCCGACTATAGGCATTTTCCGAAGGGGAAATCAAGGTTTGTTCTCCGAGAACCGCTGCTGCTGTGCCCTCTTTTGTGCCACCCCATGCATGGCAGCCTTCTTCTGCTCGGGTGTCAGGAAGGCGAGGTAAATCTCGGTTGTCTTGACGCTGGCGTGCCCGAGGAGTTGCTGAAGGTCGTAGAGCGATCCCTTGCCAGCCTTTAGGTATTCGACCGCGTAGAGGTGCCTGAAGTCATGGAACCGGAATCCGCGAAAACCATGTGCCGCCTTCCGTGCCACCCGCCGCCGGATGTCCCCGAAACGAGAGGCCGGGCTTTTCCAGCGCTCACCGTCGCCGTGGTAGAACACGAACGGAGACCGAATATGCCGAGCCTGGCGCTCCGCGATCTTGCGAGCTCGGCGGCTTAGCGGGATCACCCGAAGCCGGTTGCGCTTGCCGTAGATGGTGATGTCGTCGGAGCCGATCTGCTTCCACTTGAGGCCGAATATCTCGTCCTCGCGCATCCCCGTCTCGCGGGCGAAGTCCATCGCATCGGCGAACCTGGCGGGCGCCGAGGCCTTGACCAGCGCGATCTCTTCCTCGTCGGGCAGGACAATCGGGTCGCGCTTCTCGCGCATCCTGCGGTGCCGCAGCGTCAAGGTCGGGTTCTCTTCGGCCCAGCCCTCATCGATCGCGTGGTCGATCACGCTGGAAATGGCAGTCAGGTCGCGGCGGATGGTGGCCGTTCCGGCTCCGTTGACCCGCCTGCCCTTCACCATCTCGCGCAGCTTGGAACTGTCGATGCGCTGTATCTCAACCCCGTCCAGCCACGGGCGCACCTGCTTGAGGCTTGTCAGGTAGCGCTTGAGCGTTTTCGGCGCGAGGTCGCCGGTCGCATGGGCGCTCCACGACAGCACTACGGCCTGCCATGTCTGGGGCGGCAGGATGCCAAAGCGAGCCTCATTCTCAACGTCCCTCTTCAGCGCCTTCAGGCGGCGCTCTGCTTCGCTCCGAACAGCCGTTCGTAGGCTGTGTCGGTATTCTCGACCCGATACCTTGAAGCGCGCCCACCATGTGTTCCCGCGTTTGTAGAGATTGGGCATGGCCGCTTCCTGCTCACCTTTCGCGCCCACTGGCGCAACTCGTCCACATCGAACGTCCAGCGGCCGGCGGGCTTGCCGGCGCCTGGAATGCCCCCGCTAGCCGCGAACGCCTGTAGAGTGCGCTTCGGGATGCCTGCGATCAAGCTCGCCTCTGAAATGCCGACGCGCTCTTTCACACCTGCCACCGCCACATTGGAGGCAGACCGATGCACACGATGCTGACCAGCAGGATCGCGCCGATGAGATGATCGAGGAGCTTCATGGGGCGGGGATTTCGTGTTGGATGGGCACGCCAGCAGCGCGAGCCTGGCGCACCATGTTCTTTGTGCCTTCGCCGCCCGGAAACGCCAGCACCAAGTCCGGCTTGCCTTCAGCGAGCATTCTGCCATTACGGATTGGTCCGGCGCTGTTGCCGTGCCTGTCCCAGTCGGCAGGGAATTTTAGGTTGTCGATCTTGTTACGGCGCGCCCAGTAACCAGCGATCCGGTCAGCACCGGGCGCGTTGCCCTCATTCACAACGCCGATGCCGCAATAGTCGCCCGTTACCTGACCTTCTGACCGGGTGGAGAGGGTGGCGCGAGCGTATCTGCGCCAATGGTCCGGATCGTTTTCCCACTTGCATGGGCTGATCGTGTAAACGCGGTTGTGTTCTTCGAAGATCGCCCGCGCGACGGCTTCGATCATCTCGGGTGTCGGCTCTCTGGTCATGGTTTCCGATCCTCGGTTGGGATACCCTGTGCGGGCGCATCGGCGTTGCCGACCGCGCTCTCGTCTTCGACGGCACCCTGTTTCACGGTTGCCGCCCTTCGGGCTTCGATCGCTTGCGCGTCGCGGGCGTCCATCATCTCACGCGTCTCGAACATCGGGTGTCCGCACTGGGGCTGCCAGCGGAGTTGCCAGTCGCGCAGATTGAAGCTGTCGAACTCGATGTCGCGGCGGCAGTCGGCGCAGTACCAGCTATGCGAGCCGTGGTTCCACCAAAGGGCTGGTTCGGCTTGGCAGGAGCGCCGATTACACGCGCCGCCTTCGAGGCCCTTGTTGGGCTTCTCGGGGGCATCCAGCGGGAGGTCCATGAAAGCCATCAGCAGCCTCCCGCGATACGGATCGAAGCCCGAAGGGACGGGACACCGAAGAGTGGCCCGACGCGAAGCGCGAGAGCCGGGGCCGAAGGCATCGCCCGGATCATGCTCTCACCTCACAATCACACCTAAGCCTTGACCACTCTGGCTGGGTACGGCGACGAATGGCCGTCTGACTCAGCTTGGCATGGTCGTGATTGAGGCGCAGCAGTACCGATCCATGCGGACCCACGATGCGCCTCTCGAACGGGTTGTGAATGAGTTCGTCCATTATGCTGCCTTCCCCGATTGAGCATCGGCCCACAGCTTCGCCATGCGGACCGTCGAGCTAAACTTGTCGAAGTGGGCGATGACGTAGCGACCGCGTGTAAGCGGCGGCATGTCGCCCTGCACCTTGATCGTGATCGTGCCGTCGTCAAAGTCGGCGCTGTCCAGACTACCGATGGCGAGAAAGTCGTAACCCTGCTTCATGCTGCCCTCGCTTCGTCAGACCAGCGCACCCCATGCTCGTCACCGAATGCCTGGATGAAATTGATCAGGTCGCCCATCTGCGACTTGGTGAGCTTCGAAGATCTGAAGCCCTGCGGAAACGGGCGTCCGTCCAGCCCTTCGAGGAACTGGACCTCCCACCCGCAGGCATTCATGAAGATGCACTTCCAGTCGTCGGGCGTGTGCCGGCGACCCATCGGCATGGCCACGGATACGTCGGTGAGCATGGCCCAGAGCTTGTTATTCTGATCCAGCGTCCGCGTCGGCTCCCGAACCTCGGCCACATAACCCTCCGGTGCTTGGTCAACGATCCGCTTGAACCGCTCCCGGCTGAAGGCGTTGGTGAGGATAACCTTGTGCGTCATGCCGCCCTCCGATGCCATTCGTCGGCTAGCCGCGTTGCCTCTGCGAACAAGTCGATCCCATGCACGCGAAAGAAGCCCTGGTGCCCAAGCGCCTCGACCGACCACCGTGGCCCGTGCTGGATCAGGTGGAACTCGGGCGCCAAGGGAACGACCAGCCAATCGCTGCGCGCAATCCGCCCCGCCTTGTCGGCATAGCCCGTCACATGGTGGACGGTTGCCGGACGGCCGCACACGAGGCATCCCTGCGCCGCCACGAAATCATGGTAGCGCCGGAGCTCGGCGGGCTTGTAACGCGAGCGCGTCTTCAAGGCGGTGCGGCGCATCACGCCTGCGGCCCCTTGGTCAGGATTTCGTCGATGGACGACCGCGGCGGCAAGCCCTGCCACTCACGCGCTCGATTGATCTTCCGCAGCCGATAGTCTGGATCGCTCCAGTAGCGACGCTTGCGTACTTCAGCGAGGCGCTGGCGTTCCTTGAGGGGGGTAGAGAAGCTCATCCGCCAGTGTGTCCAACGGTCAGAGGGGTGGGTTCCTTGCGCAGCGGCGGGTCCGCCAGCTCTGCTTCGCGATTGTTGTAGGCGGTCTCGAAGCGGCGGCTTTCGTCTCCGTCGAGCTCGGCGATCTTGCCCTCATGCTCCTCGATCAGCGATTGGAGGTCGCTGATGCTCTTGCTCTCCTGGACCAGCGACGCGAGGAACTGATAGTTGGTGCTGACCGACAAGTCGGCTCGCTTCTTCTCAATCTCGCCCTTGAGGCCCAAGTCCTCGGGAATGTTGGGGTCGCCCTCGACCAGCGACGGCCAGTCACGCATCGCCTGATTGATGGTGCGCTTGTGCTCCTTTTTCAGCGCCTCAAGGTCGTCCAAAGTCTCGACTTTTCGCACCGCCGTGATAATGTCGTTCACCGCCTTGCGGAGCTTGGTCTTGCAGTCGTGCGGGCCGTCCAGTTTCTCGCGAGCGGCGGGCTCTTTGACAGGTTCGACTTCGATGATCTCGCCGCTGTCGCGGTCGAACGTCACCATCTCCTCGGCCGGCGTCGTTGCCAGTCCGGCTTTCATCATCACGACCACATGAGCGAAGGCAGTCCGCCCGGCGCGGCTCATGGCTCGCGTTTGCGCCATTGCCCGGATCGCATAGTCGGCGCGCTTCGGAAGCGTCTTGCCGCGCGAGGGCCCGCCGTACCACGTCGGCTCATCCTCGCCGACAAAGCCCTCGGCCGTCGCGATGAGTTGCCCGTCAGACATGCGTCGGACTTCGCCAATCGCCCGGACGCCGCCCTCGACTCGCTCAACGTCGCGGGCGCTTAGGGCGCAGCCGTGAGCGATTGCGATTGCCTGCCAGCCTTCCACGGCGACGTAGCGCCGACCCTGGATCGTGCTGGACGTGGCGACCACGATTTCCTTGCACATGTCGGCGGCTTCGGTGGATGCCCGGTAGGCTTCCACGTCAGCAGCGGCGCGGTTGATTACGGTGACTTCGTTCACGAATTGCTCGGGCGGAGATTGTTGGCCTCCGCCCGCTCCCTTGAAGGTTGTTTGAATTTCGGCGAGCGCTCGCCCTGTCGTTCGATCATCCCAACCAAAGCATCGGCGAACATGTGCGCTCGGATTGCGTCGGTGTATTTCATCCCCTTCATCGGGCGTCTCCCCCTTCGGGGGCCGGGCCGTCATGCTTCGCACCAAGCCCGTCTTCGCGGTCTTGGCCTTCGGTTTCCGTCCCTGACGCGAGCCGCACTCCGCTCAGCGTGTGGTAGTAGAAGCTATGCAGGAAGCCGCGGTGGATCGCGTAGGGGTCTAGCCGCTCGTGATATTGGCGGTGCAGCCAGATAGCGCGGCCTGACCGCCCGTTGCCGTCTGTGAACGGATGCAGCGTCTCATAGGCGACGTGCTGGCCCCACGGGTCACGCATGGCGAGAATGCGACGCAGCGCATCTTCGATGTGCGGGCCGCTCGGCGGCGCAATATGATCGCCGACGCGAACGCCAGGAATGTGCGCGGCGTTGCGGAAACGTGCGTCAGGCTGGAGAACGCTGACCAGCTGGCATAGCGCCGGGATGCAGATAGGCCCGCCGAGGAACGCGACGTGCGCGATGATATGCGCGTCTGTCGTCTCGTGGATGCCTTCGATGTAGTTGCTCTCGCGAACGAAGTCGCCGATCGCCGCGCGAGGGATGAGCGGCTCTGCTTGAGACAACGAAGATTGGCTCAACCGCGAAGCGGCGCCAGCCCGGTCCGAAGGACGCGCCATTATGCTGCCCTCCGAGGCTTCTGAAGCTCAATCGTGAACCGCAGGTCGCGCTCGATGCCCTCGCGCAGAGCTTGCTCCTCAATCTCGGCAACCCGCGCCGCGTAAGCCGCCTCCGCCGCCGCCTTCGCGTCCACCACGTCCGCCAGCTTCGTCAGCCGGTACGCAGCCTGGATCGCGTCATGGCGCTCCTGCTCGGCTTCCTTGAGCTCGGCCTGCTTCGGGCCGTCGGGCGTCGGGCGGCCGAACAGCGCCGTCAGCATGTCGAAGTCGCCGCGGGTCGCGGTCGACGCGGGGACGGTGACGAGGCGGTCGGTCATGCCGGTTGCTCCGCGCGCAATTTGGCACGAGCCTCGAATGGATCTTGGCTGAACCCCGCCGGGCTTTCCTGAAGGTTCTCGAAGTCCGGATTGACGGCGCACCACATCGGGCGTCCGTCATCGCCGGTTCCGTCCATGAAGATGCGCGGTTCGTCTTCGCGCGGCCCGCCGTGCCCGGGGCAACAGGGGCCGTGACAATAGGGGGCGCGGTTGTAACGCGGATTATAGTGCCGTTCGCGATAAAGCACGGCGAGCGGTAGCTGCGGCCCGAACGCCTGTTCATCGCAGAAGCCCGCCGGCACGCCCATCATCCACATCGGGACACGGCACTTGCCGCCAGCCCACTGCGGCGCGCTCACAGCGCCCACCCCGCAACGATCAGCGGAGCCACGAACAGCACCGCGACCGACGCAAGGACCAGCAGCGCGAACGCCGCATGATGCGCCGGCGCCGCGGCGACGTCGGACCAGAACTCGCGCCAGTCGTCGGCGAGGGTTGGCTCGGGAGCCGACAGATAGCAGAGCCGATGATGTTCGCCGGTTGCCAGCTGCCGCGCCGTGCAGTTGCAGACGGTCAGGTGCCGGGTCTCACGCAGGTCCGGCGCGAAGGCATCGCGGGCGGCTTGCTGCTCGGTCTCGCCGAATAGCGGGAAGACGTTGGGGCGGCGGTCCATTATGCGGCCTCTGCCATGATGCGGTCGCAGAGCTTGTCGATCGCGGGCAGTTCGAACTTCTCGGGGACAAGGATCGTGACCTTGTTCTGACCGCGGGCGTAATCACACCTGGAAAGGAGGCCGTGGTCACGAAGACGGCGAGAAAGACGGCGGGCCTCGGCCTTGCTGCTGAAGCACTTGGTTGTTTCGGTGATCGCCACTGATCTGCTCCTTCGGCTGGGTGCCGTTGGAGCTGTTTTGGACAATTCGTCCGACTAAGTCAAGGACAAAATGTCCAAGGCGTTTAGGCCGGTTTTGCGTCCTTTTCCGGTGGCCTGGGCCGCGCGGGCGGGATTTTGCCGAGCAGGATATATTCCGGATCGCGGCCGACGATCAGCGCGAACCGTTCGATCAGGTAGTGAGGCAGCGGCGTCCGGTATTCGTACTTTCGGTAGCGGTCGGCCGGCACGCCTAGAGCGGTTGCCATTTGCTCGGCGGTCCAGCCCCTATCCTCGCGCAAGCGCTTCACGCGCTCGACGATGGCTGTCTTGAACTCTGCTTCAGGATTTCCGGCCATGCGGCGAATATGCCGACACAGGGTCCAGTTGTCCTTTGACACGGTGTCTTGACTTAGTTGGACAGATAGTCCAATCATCGCGGCATGTCCGAAACTACGCTCACATGGCAGCTCGTTAACAGCGTCGCTGCCGACCTCGGCGCCAAGGAAGAAGCACGCCTGAAATGGCGGCAGCGCGGTGTCCCGCCCAAGTGGCGCATCTCCATCGCCCAGGAGCTTATGCGCCGGGGCATCCCGGTCGCGCTCGGCGACTTCGACAAGCTCGACCTGAACCCCGGTCGGATCGCAGCCTAGTGGCGCATGGGCAGGACCTTGGCTCGGCCTTCATGCCACTGGTCGATCGCCCGGTTGAGCCGACGCACCGCCTTCTTCGCGACCGCGATAGGCATGTGGTACTCACGACCTTTCCAGCGCGCGACGATGTGATCGCCCTGCGGCTCGTATTCGGCCGGTTCGTCCACGAAAATAGGAAGGTCGTCCATCCGGAGCGCTCCCAACAAGAGCGACCGAGCGACAGAATTACAGCACCGTTACTATCGGAAATCAACTTATCATTAAGCCCCACATTGGGACATGATTTGTGAATGCGCGGCACTCGGTCGCGCCCGGCGCAGTCACCGCTCACAGCCCCCGAGATGTGACTGCGTCGGCTCCCCTTAGCTTCTCCATCAGATTCGGCACGCATGGGAGGGGCCTTTAATGGCAACCGCACCGAATTTCCTCGGAGGATTCCGCGCAACCGGTCGCGCCCGCACCGAAGTGCTCGACGACATTGGCAGCGCTCTAGGGCAAGTCAAGCGCGCTCGCGGCCTCACCGCCGACGACATGCGGATTGTGTTCGGGCTGAAGGTTGACGACCAGGTAGCCCGGTACATCGCAGGCGAGGCCGAAATGGGGATCGTCGCCTGGATGCGCGCTTGCGAGGCGTGGCCCGAGCTCACCGAATTGCTGGAAGAGACCATCGCCGAACGGGTGATGCGTGGTCGGCAACGCGCGCTGGACCTCGAATTGCCGATGCGTCGGGAGAAGGCAGCGTAATGGCTGCGCGGATCAGCCAGCCGTACAAGCGCAAGCTGAAAGCGGTCCTCCGCGAGCGCCATGGCGACAACTGCCATTGGTGCGGTAAGCCAATGTGCTTCGAGACGAACCAAGAGCCGCTTTCGGCTACCATCGAACACGTCATCCCTAAATCGAAGGGCGGGACGAACAAGCAGTCCAACCTGAGACTGGCCCACACGCGCTGCAACGAAGATCGCAGCGAGCCCACGCCGAGGCGCGTCCGGTCGCCATTCTATGTGCTGGTGCAATCATGACCGCCCGCGACATCCCCACCGAGCGCCAAGTCCAGCGCGCTATTCTCGCGATGGCCGGCGTCTGCTTCAAGCAAGTCTATATCACCGCAATCCCCAACGGCGCTCACTTGGCCGGCGACGGGGTTGCCAGGTTCAAGCAGATGGGAGCCCTCAAGGGCGACGGTCTCAAGGTCGGCTTCCCCGATCTGCTGTGTCTGTGGTCGCCCGGCAAAGGCTGTCTGATCGAGGTCAAGCGACCAAAAACCGGGCGGCTGACCGACGACCAGATCGCCGTCCACGAACGCCTTCTCTCTCTGGGCTGGCGGGTCGCAACGGTCAACAGCGTCGAGGCTGCCTACAACTTCCTGATCGACTGCGGAGCGCCGTGCAGCGGTGAATTGAGGCTGGCGGCATGACACTCCCGCTCACCGACCGCCAAGAGCAACTCTGGCGCTACATCAAATCGTGCGAGCGGTCGCCGACCTTCACCGAGATGCGCCTCGCGCTCGGGCTGGACAGCAAGAGCGGCGTGCATCGGCTCGTCACGTCGCTGGAAGAGCGCGGGTACATCAGCCGGATCAAGAACCGGGCGCGGTCGATTGTCGCGCTCGATCCTCCAGTCCGGCAGTTCACGCCATACCAAGCCGATGTCGTGAACCTCATCCTGTTCGGGCGCATCTCGTGAGCGCGCTGGACCTCCGTGACCGCTTCCCGTGGACAGAGGCAGAGCAAGCCTATGTCGTGGCCGCCAAGCGTGGCCATGTCCGCCACAAGGCCATGGCGCGCACGCTAAGGCGCTCACCTCGCGCGATCGACCAGAAGGTCGCGCGGATGAAGGAGCTCGGCCTGCTGAAGATGCACGAGCGGGAAGAGATCGAGCTTGTCGAGATTCTGCTGGCCGAGGCCGCGCTTCCTGAATGGTACCCGGAGGGTCGGCGGTGAGCTTCAACGTCGCCATGCTCGAAGCGATGCAAGCCGAGGGCTTGGACCTTGACGCCTGCATCCGCATTCTGCGTGCCGCTGGCCCCGATACGGCGGCAGAGAAGCGCCGTGCATGGGATCGCGAACGCAAGGCGGAAAAGCGCGCAGATGCCAAGGTGTCGGGTGGAAAGTCCACCGGAAATCCACCGGACGGGTTCCCCAATGATAGAGATATTCTAACCCCTCCCATTCCCCCCAATGGGATTTCTAACGAAATCCCTCCCCCCGCAGACGAAAATCCAGAAATCGAATTGAAGCCCGAGCATGTCGTCGAGGCCTGGAACGAATTGGCCGTTCGACACGGCTTGGCAGCGGTGAAAAAGCTCACCCCTGAACGCCAGAAAAAGCTCCGGACGTTCATCCGCCGGCACACCATCGACGACATCACCGAAGCCATCGCTGCGATACCCCGTTCTCCCTTCCTGCTGGGGCAGAACAATCGGGGCTGGCAGGCATCGTTCGACTGGTTCCTGGAACCGCGGAATCTGACCAAGCTGACTGAAGGCACCTATGCCCACTAACCCCCTCAAAATCGCAGCATCGGCAGGCAAAGACCCCCCCTGGACCGCCCTGCAATACTACCGCCGAGCCGTCGAAAACGGGGACCGCGAGAAGGCATCGTTGTGGCTCGCCGAAGCGAAGAAGCGCGGCGAGATCGTCGATCCATCCGAGCAGCGCCAATGAACCGCCCCACCACCATAGCCCTGATCGGTGCGATTCATGGTTGAGCCAGTCATCATCGGGCGAGCCACGCTTTACCTCGGGGATTGCCGGGACATTCTCCCCAGCTTGCCGAAGGTGGACGCGGTTGTGACCGATCCGCCATATGGGATCAAAGCCGACCGCGACCGCAACAGCGAGCAATGGGGCTGGATCGACTACGGTAGCGGCGGCTGGGACAACGCTCGTCCGGACGCGGAACTGATCGCCTTGGTCCTCGCTGCAGCCAAGCACTCGATCATCTGGGGCGGCAACTACTTCCCCGATATTCTGCCCGCCAATCCTCTAGCAAAATGGCTCGTCTGGGACAAGGGACAGGAGGGCTTTTCGCTCGCCGATTGCGAGATGGCGTGGTGCTCATTCGAGGGAGCTATCCGCCGCAAGTTCTACGCCCGCGCCTTGGCGATGCAGGACGGCAAAGAGCACCCGACGCAGAAGGCGCTTGCCGTGATGAAGTGGTGCATCGAGCAGCTTCCGAAGGGCTGCGGCACCATCCTAGACCCGTTTATGGGCAGCGGCACCACAGGCGTCGCGGCTGTCCAGATGGGCCGCAACTTCATCGGAATCGAACGCGAACCCAAGTATTTCGACATCGCCTGCAAGCGCATCGAGGATGCCCAGCGACAGGGCGATTTCCTGCTGGAGGTCGCATGAACCGCGCACCCACAATCCTGCTCATCGGTGCAATTCAAGTCGGCAAGATGTTCGTAACTGCTGTCGTTCTCATGGCTGCAATTCTGGGCGAATGCTTCGCACCGCGCTTTCGTGCCTTCGGCATCGAGCCGGTTCCCGTCTCGCCCCTTCGGGCTTCAATCGCTTTCGCAGGGGCCTGTTGATGCCCTACCGTGTTCACCTCTGCTCGTTCGTCGAGGGCGTGTATGACGTTACTTCGCCGAGCGGGAAGACTGGCCTCACGTTCGAGGACAGCAATCAGTTTGGGCCGTCGAAGCTCAACATGAGGACTGGCGAGCCGTCGCCAATCTCCGAGCGCCTGAAATGGTTTTGGGTCTGGTATCCGCGCTGGCGACAGGCGGGACGACCCACGACCGGCGAGCGCTCCAATCAATACGGCACCTACAAAATCGCACAAGGAGAACTGCAATGACGATCAGCGTTCGAGTGAGCTGCAACGGCAATTACAAGTGCCCAGTCAGCTACAAGCAGGGCGACCGCGAAGAGAGCTTCACGCTGTCCGGTCGCGGCAAGGATGGTCCCGACGAGCGCTCCATCCCCTTCTACCATAGCGCGGATGTGATGACGCTCAGCGTTGGTCCTGAAGAGCAGGACAACGGCGAGGCGGAATGACCGACATTCCACTGCTCTGCCCGGTTGAGCCGCACGAGATGCCCAAACCGATGAGGCGCGGGTTCGAAGACATCGTGGCGCGAGTGGTAGTGTCTGCTGCGGGCCACGGCTGGGGACGCGATCTTCTGCTGCGCGTTTACACCGCTGGCATCTTCCATGGGGTTGAGCTTCAGAAGCGCGCCGCGTCAGCGATCGAAGCGCGAAGCGATGCGACACCGAAGAGTGGCGCAGCCCGTCAGGGCGAGAGCGCGGTGCCGAAGGCAGACGCCAAATGACAGGAATGGCTGCAATAGAGGCGGTAGCTTTCGCTCAAATGGCTCTGCAGGGGAGGAATGATGGGTAGCAGGACGGGTTGGGTCATTTTGCGTACCGCCGGCAAGAGCACGCTAGCCGTTGCCGAGCACCTCTCCAATGGCGGCTTCGGTGTATGGGCGCCGCAGCGGACCGTTACCAGGCGCTCCCCTCGCCGCAAGACGACACGCGAAATCACGGTGCCCATCCTGCCCTCGTTCGTGTTTGCTGATGCTACACACCTACACGCCTTGCTGATCCTGTCCGAGGCTCCCTCCAAGTCGTGTCCGGACTTCAGTGTGTTCAGATCCAATCGCGAGATACCGGTGATCTCTGGATGCGAGCTCGCCCCATTGCGGTTCATCGAGAAAGCAGAAGCCGATCGCCAGAAGAAGCGGCGGCAGATGAGCGGTAGGACGACACCGTTCCCAACAGGAGAAGTCATTCGCATCCACCAGGGTTCATTCGCTGGATTGTCGGGCGTGATTGAATCTGACGATGGTAGGTTTGCCGAGGTCTCGTTCGGCACGTTCAAGGTTAAGATTTCTACTTTCCTTCTGCGCGATGATATGGCACAACATGCGGATATTGCCGCTTGAGCGAGATTTTTGGAATCGCCGTTTGGCGCCCTCGCTCACACGTTGACCGGGACTGTGCGCCAGAGCGCCGCGCCGGGATTAAGTTCATATTGTCAAAGTTTCGGGCCTAGGCTCGACCCGGCACCGCATCTGCACCCTTCCCAAGGATAGCGAGTGCCGGGATACATCTGAGAGGCCGGGCTAAAACCCCGATAAAACGGTTGGCGGTTATCCGGGCGCGACACAAGAAACCGCCGCTCATCACCAAGGGACACCGCAATGCGTGATGGTCTGATCGTTCTGGCTTGTTTGCTCGTGTCGCTATCCATGTGCATGATAGCCTACTCAGCAGGGAAGCTGCACCGGAAGCGTTACGATGCTCGTTGGTTCTGCCGGCCTAGCATTGATCCAAAGACGGTGGATTGGTCAGGATCGGTTGGTCGCACCAAGAGCGAAGTTCGGAGTTGGCTACCAACGGCGCACCGCGATGCATCGCTGAGCAGGGCCATTGAGACAGGCGTTGCCCGTGCGGTTTATCGTAAGACGCGGTGACAATACAGCGCCTTCGTGGTCGTAAGGCAGTAGCCCAACGAGAGCGCAGACTAAGGCGAACCAACGGACTGTGTGAACGATGCCTCGGCATCAACCGCTGGAAGGGCAAAGGCACAGGCCGCGTATCCGTCGCAGTAGTCGTGAACCATATCCTGCCACTAGCTCATGGCGGCAGCGACGATGACGATAACGTCGAGAACCTGTGCCGACCATGCGATCTTATCGTCACCGCAGAGCAGTTTGGACACAAGCAGAAGCAAGAGATTGGAGCGGACGGATGGCCGGCCTAATGCAACGTTTCGCCTGCGCTCTAGGGTTTCACGCCTACCAATTAGCGAAGTCTCTTAAGCGGGATCATTACCGCATGGAGTGCGAGCGCTGCGGGCAGGCATTTGAGGCTCCGATATACACAATTTAAACTCACCAGGGGGCGGGGGCTTATTTAAAATCTGATCCGTTCAAACTGGAAAC